GTCAAATAGCAGGGGTTGTCATGGCCGCGGCAACAAAAGGGGTAAATGCTACTGTTGATTTTGTGAAAAATGCTGCCAATGGTGTAACCGGAGCAATCAACGGAATTTCTAACTCAGTGGGTCAAGCTATTTCGTCTGGTAACTTTGCGGCTAATATGTCTCAAACATTGACAGGTGGATTATCTTCTATCAGTAGCGCACTTAGTGGTATAGGTAAATCCGCAACCGCCGGACTATCTGGTTTACTGGATAGCGCAAAAGGTGTAGCCGGATCTGCTTTTGCGGCAGTTACTAATGTGTTTAAACCAATGAAGGCAGGAGTCCCACAGAATCTAACACAGCTTGCCGCAAAAAATGCGACAGAGGCGGCACAAGCCGTCAACGGTGCAGGTTCAACACTAAGTGGTATTACAAAAAACATAACCGGAGCTGTGGGCGGAATCACTAGCGGAGTCACTAGTGCTGTTAACGGATTAACTAGTAGCATCAGTGGGACAATATCCAGTGTTGCTAGTGTCGCTAGTAAAATAGGGTCAGGAATTACATCCGCAGTGACATCAGTTACAGGCTCAGTTAACAGTGTAGTAGCTTCTATTGGTTCTGGTCTTAGTGGTATACCCGGCGGTACCAAAACAGTGTCAACCGTAATCAATAATGCCCCCGGAGCTACGAACAAGGTGCCCGGTACAGCAGAAGTAACCGCATTAATTAATAATGCGTCAACTGCTATTAACAATTCTATAAGTTCAGCGACTGCTGCCGCAACCTCTTTGGTAGGATCAGTGGCGTCTGTCGGTAACTCTGTGAATAATGTTATAGGATCAGCAACATCATTGATAGGTTCACCTTCCGGTTCATTGTCTAACATAACAGGTTCAGCCGAAGCAGCCATCAAAGGCGGACTTGACGGTCTAAAGAAAAGCACTGATGGTTTAGCTTCAATGGTAACTTCAGGACTTCCACCTGGTGCTGCATCAGAATTAAACGCGGCAATAAGTTCATTGAGTGCCGGCGGTCCGATACCAATTAAATTACCAACAGTAGCTGTAGGCACAACAGACCGATCAGAAATATCTGCTCAACTAGGATCATTGTTGGGTAGTAAAAAAATACCAGTGCCCAACTTTGATAATCAAGGAACTGCGGCTGCATCTGATAAGTTAAATAAATTACTAGACCAGCAAGGAAAATTATTAGCAGAAGCTAACGCACTGGACGACCAGTATTTTGCTGCCATGAAGGCATATAGAGATGCTAAAGCAGACTTACCACAAGGCGATCCTGCGATTGAAGAAGCAAGATTAGCCGCAGTTGCGATTTCAGAAAAGAAAACAGCACTATTAAAACAAGTCAGCGATCTTGCCAATCTAGCTTGATAAATATCTTAGAGGTTAATTATGCCAACATATATCGGATTCAGTACTATAAATGCTAACAAACCAAAATCAACTAACATGACTGCTGGCGTTGACGGCGGCACTGGATCGCTAAACTCTCCAGTAATTACCGGAAAGAAGTTTAGATTAGTAGATGAGCAACTCGTGTTACGTGATTTTGTAAACGCACTCAATATTCCTATCGGGCAAAAAGTAGGGCAACCTGGATATGGAACTACACTTTGGTCTTTTGTTTTTGAACCAAACACGGCCGATGTACAATTTCAATTAGAAGATGAAATTCGTAGAGTTGCTAGTCTAGACCCTAGATTATTGGTTAACAGTGTGCGCGCCTTCCCGCAGGAAAACGGCATTTTACTAGAAGTAGAAATAGCAGTAGCACCGTTTAACAACGCACAAATGATGAGTATCTTTTTCGATCAAGACGACAATCAAGCCAGAGTACAGTAAAAATCGGTGTTTTCAGGTATGATAAATACATAAAAGAGAACACTATCCATGGCTACAAGTTCAAGACAATCCGCACTATTCGGTGTAAACGACTGGAAAGCGATTTATCAGACTTTCCGCGAAGCTGATTTTAGAAGCTACGACTATGAAACACTACGTAAGAGTTTCATCGATTATTTGCGTGTATACTACCCTGAAACATATAACGATTATGTTGAGTCAAGCGAATTCATTGCGTTATTAGACGTTATTGCGTTTATGGGTCAAGGCCTCGCTTTCCGCAACGACTTGAATACACGTGAAAACTTCATGGATACTGCGGAGCGTAGAGATTCAGTTGTTAAGTTAGCTAATTTGGTATCTTATACCCCAAAACGTAACTTAACAGGTCAGGGATATATCAAAGTCACATCAATTCAGACTACTCAAAATATAAGTGATTTGAATGGATTTAATTTATCTAATGTTCCTATATTATGGAACGATCCAGCTAACCCTAACTGGTTAGAACAATTCAACACAATCATCAATGCTACACTAATCACTACCCAACGTGTGGGCAGACCGGGAAATACAGCACAAATATTAGGTATCAAAACAGACGAATATTCAATGAGTATTCCATCTAACAGTTTACCTATAGTCCCGTTCAGTTCAACAGTCGATGGAATAAACATGGGATTTGAATTAGTATCCAGTACTAGTATCGATGAAGATTATGTATATGAAATTCCACCTGCTCCTAGTGGAAAATTCAATATTTTATATCGTAATGACAAATTAGGTTACGGTAGCCCGAACACCGGATTCTTCTTTTATTTCAAGCAAGGATCACTACAAAACTTTGACTTTAACCTACAACAACAGATCAGTAACCAAGTGATTGATATTGACATTCAAGGTATCAATAACACTGATACATGGTTATATCAACTAAACACTAATAACTTGACAACACCTAGAATATTGTGGAACAAAGTTGAAAACGTTTATGCTGACGCATATCTACAATCAGAAACGTCAGACAAAAAGATATTCTCAGTTAATTCTAGATTCAATGACCAAGTAAGTTACGTATTTGGCGATGGAGTTTTCAGTGAGATTCCGGTTGGTAATTTCCGTGCGTATGTTCGAGCCGGCAATGCGTTGACTTATACGATTGATCCAACTGAGATGCAAGGCATCTCCGTAAGTTTTTCATATATCAGCCGATTAGGTCGTCAAGAAACACTGACATTAACTTTAGACCTACAAACACCCGTAACTACTGCACAATCACGTGAGTCTTTGTCAGAAATTAAGCAACGTGCTCCTACACGTTATTACACACAGAACCGTATGGTTAACGGTGAAGATTATAATAATTTCCCATATACTTTGTATAGTTCTATTATTAAGTCAAAGGCTATTAACCGTTCTAGTGTAGGTGTATCTAAGAACTTAGACTTGTTAGATCCTACGGGTAAATATTCAAGCACAAATAGTTTTGCTTCAGATGGAGCATTGTACCAAGACAATACCAACGGTGATGACTTGTTGACAATCAATAGCGCCGGCGACATTATCACTTATTTGACTGATAATCTAGCGGCGGTATTGGCTGGTACTAGAGCTAACCAATACTATCTACAGAATTATACACGATACGATATCGATGAAGCATCAGGTGACGGAGAAGTATTTTGGAATACTTCAACAGTAGATGCTAATAGTATTACTGGTTATTTTTATGGAATACTAAATCAAGCCGATACTCCTATCGCTGTAGGTACATATTCTACTAACAACGTAAAATATATAACCAAGGGCGCTATGGTTAAATTCACTGCGCCAACTGGTTATTACTTTGACGACAACAATCGTCTAGTAGCCGGCGCCGCCGGGCAAACTCGCAAAACATATTTTTGGACTAGTGTACTAAATGTATTAGGTGATGGCTATAATAACGGTGAAGGTAATTTTACCAACGGAGTCGGCCCTATTACATTAAATGGTTATGTTCCATCAGACGCAATTTTAACTACAGTAATTCCAACGTTCGATAACACATTGAGTAACAACATTATTCAAGAATGTATTGTTAGAATGGAATTACAACAAAGTTTTAGTTTAGTGTTTAATAACTCATTGACTATCGCACAAGAGCGTTGGTCAATTGAACAACCAAACGCAACTGGATGGTTTGTAAACTTTGAGAGTATAAGCGGTACAACAAGCAATCGCTATAATGTAACTTACCGTTCTTTAGCTTACTATTTTGGTAGTGTAGCTGATACTCGTTTCACGTTTGAAAATGGTAAGCTAGTTTATGATCCGTTTACCGGAAAGATATTACAAGACTATATCAGTGTATTGGCTACAAATACAAAGCCAGGTAGCAACTATCCATTGGTAGCTCCGATCAGAGCAAGTATCATAGGACAGACGGTTCAGAATGATGGTTATGTTAATGATTATGCTATCGAAGTAGCTAGTATCGACACCAACAACAGAAATATTATTTTAGATCCCGACTTCTTCACTACAGTGACTGGTTATCAGTCAGGTACAACTAATATTGGAATCTATACCTTCTTTGAACTTGTTGAAGATGCTATTAATCTTTCTAGATACCAGATAATTCCTTCTACTTCCGTAGTATATAGTTATCCAACTAAGACACAAATTGAAGTAGCTAAGTATGAATATCCAGAAGGTCAATTATTCTACGCATATTCTGATAATAAATTCTACACATCAGTACAAGATGACACAGTAACTACACCTTATTATATTTTAGTAGAGCAACCACAATATACTGTTCTGCCTGGTAGACAAGGGTTACAGTTCCAGTATCGCCATAATAGTAATAACACTGTTCGTATTGATCCAGCAACTACTAATATTATTGACCTATATCTAGTGACACAATCATATTATACTGCCTATCAAAATTGGATCCAGGATTCTACTGGGACAGTTCCAATGCCAAACAAACCTACTATCAATGAATTAAGTCAAGAATATGGTAAGATTCAAGATTACAAGATGTTGAGTGACAGCGTAGTTCCAAACTCAGTAGTGTTCAAACCACTGTTTGGTGCTAAGGCAGCGCCAGCGCTGAGAGCTACTATCAAGGTAATAAAAAATAATAGCACTAACGCTAGTGATAGCGAAATACGTAGTGCTGTTTTAACTGCGATGAACAATTATTTCGCCATAAATAATTGGAATTTCGGAGATACATTCTATTTCAGTGAATTAAGCGCATATCTTCATGCTGAAGTTGGTGAATTAATCAGTTCTGCTGTGTTAGTTCCTAATGACGCTAACATGCACTTTGGTGATTTATATGAAATTAAATGTGAACCTTACGAAATTTTTGCTAACGCCGCTACAGCAAATGATGTGGTTGTAATTTCAGCACTCACACCCGCCGAATTACAGATAAGATAAGTACTATATAACCATAGAGAATTTTTACAATGGCAACAAGAATCAGAACACTAAACTTTTTACCTGATGTTTTTAAAACACAAACAAATAGTCAATTCTTACAGGCTACGCTAGATCAACTAGTAGCACAGCCTAACACAAAAAGAATTGAGGGCTATATTGGTAGTAAGTTTGGTTATGGTATTAACGCAAAAGATTATTATGTGACTGAGCCTACTAAGGTTCGCACTGATTATCAATTAGATCCCGGTGTTGTATTTTTAAAAGACAACCAAGAGACAGCTAAAGATTTCATTAGTTATCCGGGTATAATTGATGCGTTAAAACTAGAAGGTGGAATTACTAGTGATAACAACCGTTTGTTTAACAACCAGTTTTATTCATGGGATTCATTTACTGGTCTAGATAAAATCATCAACTTTAATCAGTATTACTGGTTACCTGAGGGTCCTGATCGTGTTACAGTTGCCACTGAAACTGTATTCTCAACTAATGCGTATGTTGTAACTGACGCTACTAATGGATACATTATAGCACCGGAAAATCAAACTGGTTCTATGAATCCAGTGTTAACACTATTACGTGGCGGTACATATACATTCTCAGTAAATCAACCTACTCAGTTTTGGATTCAGGGAGCGCCGGGCGTTACTGGCTACAGCCCCACACAACCTAACGTACAAACACGTGACGTATTAGGTGTTAATAATAACGGCGCTAGCGCCGGTGTAGTTACTTTCACTGTGCCTACAAAAGATGCGCAAGCAGAATATACTAACTTGCCAGGTACAAACACAGTAGACATTGTTTCTACTGCTCCGTTCGATCAAATTAACGGAAAACGTTTAAGTGAAATAAACAATATTGATGGTATAACATCACTCAGTGGTCTTACACTGATGTTTTACAATACCGGTGTAGTGAATGAAACTGGTTATATTTCAAAATTCTACGACACTACGTTATATGATGAAGACGGTGGCGTTTCATACAATGAATCAATGTATCCTGGTTCTGCTGTAGACTTTAATAATTTTGATGGTGGATACTATACTAACGTTAGTGGAACTATATACACTGTTACATATACTGGTGATCTTTCTGATCCTACTATTAAATTAATTGATACTGGTTCTATTCCAACTAACCAAAAAATTACTGTAAACTACGGTACCGAGTGGATATCTAGAAACTTCTTCAGAAACATTGCAGGTACTATTGAATTAATTCCTTATCTAAGCGCAATCTTAGATACCTTGTATTACCAAGATGGAACTAACCCTAACAAGGTTGGTGTCATCAAACTTATTGACAGTAACGTAACGAATACATTGGATATTGAAACTGAGATTCTAGGAAGAAAACAGTACACCGCATCTAACGGAGTAGTCTTCACTAATGGTTTAAAGGTTGTATTCCAAGGTGACATATATCCTAGTAGTTATAAAAATATTCCTTTTTATGTTGAAGGTGTTGGTACCGCAATTGAATTGATTCCGGAATCAGATATGATTGTACCTGAGTTGTTTACTCAAGGTACATATACCCCATATGACTCATTGCCATATGATATTGGTAACTTTGACGTAACACTATATGTACCGGTCACTCCTGACTACATTACTATTGCTAGAAATAGCATAGATAAAAATGCTTGGAGTCGTAGTAACCGTTGGTTCCACATTGATGTTATCAACGCAACAGCAACATACAATCAAAATCCATCTTACGTAACTCAAGCGGCCACATCAGAAAATAAAGCCAAAAGACCAATCATTGAATTCTATCCTAATCTAAGATTGTTTAACTCAGGTATTATTGGTAAAGCTCCTATCGACTTTATTGATTTTAGGTCTACTGACGCATTATCAGAGGTGTCAGGTCACTATGAATATTATCCTGATGTAGCATCATACACTGGGTATGATTCTGTCATTACTGGTGTTTCAGGTACTAGTACTTTAAGTGGTATTACTGAAACAAAAGCAAGTACCAACGTAGTTATCTGTGCTGATACTTCTAGCCTGTTTGTAAATGACATTATTGTTTTTGCGAATAGCATTGGTGGTATTGTAGCAGGAACAACATATTACGTTCAGTCTATCCCTAATTCTACTCAGTTCACTGTGTCTACTGAAAAGAACGGTGACCCATTAGTATTGTCTACTGCCACAGTTTCTACATCAGCGACCGTAACACCACAGAGCACAACAATTACATTATTAACAGATAGTATCGTAGGATCTATTGCTGTAGGACAATATGTAGTTGACACATATGAGAGCACTACTGACGTATCCGTGCTACCAACGAATACCTATGTTTCAGCCGTAGAAGCCGGTACTACAGAAACTGTCATTACAGTATCATGGAATCTAAACGTTCCGATCACTATCAATAGTGTTACTAATTCCTGTATCAATTCAACTGACACCACAGTAGATAACTATGCGGTGTTTGATGGAGCAAGATTAGTATTTGCGGCTGACTCTAACTTGTCAGTCAGAAATAAAATTTATGTTGCTAGAATGTCTAGTATTGCTGGTTCTACTCCTGTCATTACATTGACAGAAGCCAGTGACGGTCAAATTCTAGTTGACGACCAAACAGTAGCATATAGAGGTTTTAATTATCAAGGTAAAGATTTATACTTCAATGGATTACATTGGGTATTAGGACAACAAAAGAATACTATAAATCAACCACCTAAGTTTGATGTGTTTGATAGCAATGGTGTAAGTTTAAGCAACAGTGATATCTATGTGGGTTCTAGCTTTACTGGGACCACATTGTTCAGTTATGGAATTGGTGTAGGGGCTGATGATTCTATTTTAGGAATACCATTACGCTACTCTAGCGTGGATAACATAGGTGATATATCATTTGATGTTACGCTAAACTCAGACACCTTCGACTACGTAAGTGGTACATCGCCTGTCACAGAAAAAATTAACATTGGATATGTATATGACTATTCTTCTCGTCTAGATTATACTAGACAATTAGGATGGCAAACTGCTGTTAGCCCTAGCATACAATATCAGGTATTCAGTTTCGACTATGTAGCTGAAAATCCAACTAGCACCTTTGTTTGCGATGTTGCTGTGTCATCTGATGATTCTACTAACTGGCCAACAATTCAAGTATTCATCAATAATGAATACCAAGATCCAGCAAACTACACAGTAAGCTCTACTGACAATACTACAACAGTTGAACTATCAGTAAACTCATTGGTAGACACTGTAGTTCAAATCTTAGTATTGAGCGATCAAGTAAGCAAGACAGCTTATTACCAAATTCCATGGAACTTAAATAACAACCCATTGAACCAAGATATCACTGTAGTTAACGTAGGTGATATACGAGGTCAATACCAAAGTATTTTCTATAACAACCCAAACACCACCGGTGTAGTATTCGGGTCTAACAACTATAGAGACTTAGGTAACATGGTGCCATGGGGTAACAAGATTATTCAGAACTCTGCTAGCTTAGTATTGCCGGGCGCATTCTTGCGTCAGCAGAATCATAACTTGTTTGATGCGTTACAATACAACAGTCAACGTTATATTACATTTAAAACAATGTTGGTAGATACAGTAAACAGTACTGAGTACACAGTTTACACTCCACCGGCTCAAATGCTTGATGATGCGTTAGACCAAATGTCATCATATAAAACAGACAGTGAACCTTTCTTCTGGTCTGATATGTTGCCATCAAAGGCTGCGTACATAACTAACACGTACAGTTTCGCTAACTCATTGGATGTATCCATATATCCATTAAGTAGAATATACGACCTTACTACTGCTAATTATTATGGCGTTCTTGTGTATCTATCCAGAACTGTTGACGGTCTAAGCAACACTACACAATTAATTAGAGGCATTGATTATACAGTTAGCGCAGATAGTCCTTCTTTGACTATTGAAACTGACTTACTGCCCGGCGACACGATCACTATCAAAGAATATAATCAAACATATGGTAGCTATTGCCCAAATACTCCTACTAAATTAGGATTGTACCCAGCGACAGTTCCAGGTGTTGTTTTAGATAGCGCATACACACAACCTACATATTTTATCGTAGGTCACGACGGATCCTTCAACAAACTATACGGCAGTTACAATGAAACTACCGGACAATTGGAAGACTTTAGAGACAAAGTATTGTTAGAGTTTGAAACTCGTGTATATAACAACCTCAAACTTTCTAACGTTATACCTGTACAAGAATACGAAGTTCTACCTGGATTCTTTAGAAATACAGATTACTCATACAGTGAAATTATGAATATCTATTCTGAAGGTTTCTTGAACTGGATCGGTCAAAACCGCATCGAATACAAGCGACAAATATATCAGAACGGAAATCAATATTCATATAACTACAGAAACAGTGGCAACAAATTAGATGGTGCCCCTATTGAACAAGGATATTGGAGAGGTATGTATCAGTACTTCTACGATACATCTACTCCTGATACCACCCCATGGGAAATGTTAGGGTACAAAAATGAACCATCATGGTGGGAATCACGTTACGGTGCGGCACCTTATACTAGTGATAACTTAGTATTATGGGGTGACCTAGCAAACGGTTATGATTGGAACAACGGTGTTCCGGTTACACTAGAGCAGTATAAGCGTCCAGGATTATTGAGTGTGCTACCAGTTGACACTGCTGGTAATCTAGTATCACCTTTAGTCTCTATTGTTGGTAACTACAACAGTAATACATTCCAGCGTGACTGGCAAGTAGGAGACGTTGGCCCTGCGGAATTCTCATACCGTCGTTCTAGTTCATGGCCATTTGACTTAATGCGTATATTAGCGTTAACTAAACCTGCTGAATTTTTCACCTTAGCCATTGATGTAGACCACTACAAATACAATGTGGAGTTTAATCAATACCTAGTAAACAACAGAAGCCACTTGGTGTTAAGCGATATCGATATCTATGGATCAGGTGAAGCAGTTACCAGTTATATCAATTGGATTGTTGATTACGAAAAACAAGTAGGTGTTGATGCTACTGCGCAAATCCAAGATATGTTGAACACATTAGATGTTCGCTTGGTATACCGTCTAGCTGGCTTCTCTGATAAAGACTTGTTAAAGTTTTATGTTGAGAAGGGAACACCTAACAGCAATAATTCTTCACTGTTAATCCCAGACGAGAGTTACGGGGTGTTATTATATGACAATCAACCTTTCGAACAGATAACGTTTAGTGGTGTGGTAGTTCAATTAAGCACTAACGGATATAAAGTATACGGCAACAGTCAAACAACCGCATACTTTAAAACAGTAAAACCAAAAATTAATGGTAATTATAACAACGTAATCATCGAAGATGTTTCTGTTAGAATACCAAACGACTATTACGATGACGTAGTATTAGTTCCCTATGGAACAGAGTTCTACACAGCACAAGAAGTTGCTATATTCTTAGCTGGATATGGTAAGTTTTTAGAATCTCAGGGAATGATATTCAACCAGATTGAAAACGGAATAGAGTTAACATGGGCACAAATGGTCGCCGAGTTCTTATACTGGTCTCAAATGGGCTGGGAAGTCGGATCTATTGCTACTATTAACCCTGCGGCTGGTAGAATTTTAATTGATAAAGATAGTAATATTGTTCAACCGTTGACATTAGAAAAACACAATTTTGTGTTGAATCAAACCTTGTTCCCGATTGACGTTAATAACTTATCTATTGTTCGAGACAACACTGCGTTTACCGTAGAGCCATTGAACCAAGGTGATACATTATCATATGGACAATTCAATGTAAGTAATTTTGAGCACGGTATCGTATTTGACAATACAACATTGTTTGGCGATGTGATTTATAATCTGGTTACTGGATTACGCCAAGTTCGTATAGTTGTACGTGGTACAAAAACAGCCGAATGGAACGGAACAATTGATGCTCAAGGATTCATCTTAAATCAAGACAACATAGTTGAGTGGAGTACTACTCGTAAGTATGCTCCTGGTGAAATAGTAAAGTATAAAAACAAATATTGGACAGCATTGCGCTTGATTCAACAAACAACTAAGTTCAATGAATTAGATTGGAAAGAAACTGACTACAATGAAGTTCAGAAAGGTTTATTGCCTAACAGTCAAACAAGATCATATGAAAGTTCATTATACTATGATGTAAACAAAGCAAACTTAGAAAATGACGCTGACTTGTTGAGCTTTAGCTTGATTGGCTATCGCCCACGTGATTATATGGCGCTGGCAGACTTGACTGATGTTACTCAAGTCAACGTATATAAGAACCTAATTAAAAACAAAGGTACACTAAATGCCGCTAGCGCATTCAAGGGCGCAAGTTTGGCACAAGGCGGAATCGACTACGACATATACGAAAACTGGGCTATCAAAACCGGTGAGTTCGGTGGTGTGTTGAACAGTAATTTCGTTGATGTTAAATTGAATGAAACAGAGTTAACTAATAACCCTAGTATTGTTGCGTTGACAGACAGCAACGACATTCAAGGTGCTCAACAAAACATTCCATTGTATTCTATCTTTAATTATGGCAGACCTATTACTACTCCGAATGTACTAGCTACTGTACCCAACGACACACCATCAACTGTATATCCTACAGCAGGATATGTGAATTATGGTGACGTAAAGATGGCTAGCTATTTCTATTCTGGATTGCCTACAGCTACTGACCAATATGGCTCATTAGTGTCATTGAAGAAATTATATGTTAGAGATTATGTTTGGTTAGCAAACTATCTACAAGAATGGCAAGTATTGACTCCGCTAAGTTTAGGTCCAGTAATTCAAGCAAAGAACAACTTAAACAGCACAGTAACAATTACTTTTGCTAATCCTCATAACTTAACAAAGTATCAAATATTTGCGTTGGTAAACTTCAACGATAATATCGATGGATATTATGTTGCAGCAGCCATTGTAGACCCATATAAAATTATTATAAACCTATCACTTGATCCTACAGTAAAGTCAGTAACTGGCCAGGGTGTTGGATTCAAATTCCAATCACAACGAGTAGATTCTCCTGCTGATATCGGTACATTACCATTAACAAACGCTGAGTTTACTAAGAACACAGTGTGGGTTGACACAAACACCGATGGATCATGGGCAGTATATCGTAAGAGTTTAAATTACGCAATAGACAGTGAAATAACAAAGTTAGAATCAGACACATTTGGTTCCGCTGTAGCATGTAATACTCAGTTGGGATATCTAATAAGTGACGCCGAAAAAGGTCGAGTATATCGTTATAGATTAAACGCTCTGTCAAACACATATGACATTGAGCAGACCATACCGGCATTAGAAGATCCAGCACAACCAACGTTAGGTACAGCAATCGCATATAGCGGAAATACTATAGTTATTAGCGAAACCTCAGGCAATGTCTACGTGTATGAACTAACTATGACTACACTTCAAGATGAGTTAGTGTTAGTTCAAACTATACCAGCTCCAGTAGGTGTAAGCGTGTGGGGTCAAAGTGTTGCAATCTCCGGTGACTTAAATTGGTTGTATGTATCAACTGAAGATGCTGAAGTATATGTATACCAATTGGTAGATGGCACATACGAAGAAGTCACAACATTGACAGTAGCCGGAGTGGTGTCTGCTGACAATTTTGGATATTCTATCGCAACTAACTACTACGGTGACAAAGTAATTATAGGAACACCAGACAAAGACTATGATGTAAACACTGACAACTGGGGTTATACTTATGTGTTCGACCGTATAGTTCAGAACATCGAAGTACAATATACCAACAGTATATACGCACCACAAACACTACCAATGATTTGGGATAGTAGTTCCGACCCATTGATCGTTTCTAGAAACGGTACAGTGGTAGATTCTGCTAACTATGTAGTTGGTACTAGTGAGATTACATTCAATATGGAATTAACCGCAGGTGATATCATTACACTAAGTGGTTCTAATTTCGTATTGGTACAAACATTGACCACAGAGACAACACCTAAGATTGGTGTACAGTTTGGTAACAGCGTAGACATTAATACATATGGTACTGAAATTCTAGTAGGCGCACCGTTCGAATTGAATAGTCAATTGAATGAAGGCGCAGTATACCGCTATACAGACGGTGGCGGAAAGTATGGACAAATAATTGGCACGAGTGAGTGTCTAATTACTACCAACCGAGTCATATTGTTGAATGGTTTTGCTATAACATTGATAGCAGGTAACGCCGCACAGACAGCACAAACAATCAACTCTGCTAACGTAACAAACGTAACAGCTTCTAGTAACGACAACAAACTTACAATCGAATTGATTGATAGCAGTTTGGCTAGTGCTAATGACAAACTATCGTTGTCAGTACTAGACGAAACAACACTAGAAGAATTAGGAATAAGCATCTTCACACAGACACAAGTAATTGATTGCCCACATAACAACGGACAAACTCAATTTGGTACTGTTGTAAAATTCAACGAGTTTGGATCTTTCATTGTAAGTGCTCCGGTAGCATCTAGATTCACTGCGACTACTTTTGATTTTAGTGACGATGAAACTAATGACAATGACACAGTATTTGACAACAATACTACTACGTGGATAGATTCATTCGCAAATGCCGGTGCGGTGTACATGTACGATTATCTAGGGGTCTACAACGAGTCTCTAGGAAATATCGGTAAATTTGTATACGCACAAAGTCTAAATGATACTAACTTAGATTATGGTTCTGAACCACGTTATGGCACAGCGTTAGACTTTAACGGATATCAAGTATTGATCGGAACCCCAGGCTTCAAGCCAAATGATGTTAACGGTCAAGTGATTGCGTATGTCAACAACACTAGCACTCAGGATTGGTCAGTATATCGTAGCTCATCAGAAGTAGTAGATGTTCAAAAAATACAAAACGTTCAAATCTACAGTGCTTCTACATATGACACATTAGAAAACATAGATTACTTAGATCCATTACAAGGTAAATTATTGGGCGCAGTAGCTGAGAACATTGATGTAGTAAGCAATACCGATCCTGCGACTTATAACAACACAGGTTCTATTACTAGCGGACTCGTATGGGGAGAAGAACACTTAGGTCAAATATGGTTCGACACATCCAATGTAAGATTCATTAACTATCACCAAAACGATAACACCTACAACAGCAAGTGGTGGGGCAAAGTGTTCCCTGGCTCTGACGTAGCAGTGTACACTTGGGTATCTAGTAATGTTCTACCTATTAACTATTCTGGTCCAGGTGTAGCGTATGACACCTCTATGTATAGTATTAGATTTGTAACTACACAAGCAGGTGGATTGGCACCAGTCTATTACTTCTGGGCTAGAAATACTAATATTATTGTAAAAGACTTAGGAAAAACGTTAGCAGATAGCGTAATACAATCATATATCGCTCAGCCTGCTTCTTCTGGTATAGCGTACATGACTCCTATACTACCTAACGCCTTTGCGCTATATAACACAGCAGGATATGTGAATAATACTGATAGTGTATTACACATTGGGTTTGGTACTGGAACTAGCGATGATGTATCACATAGTCAATACAGCCTAATTCGTGCGAATTACGCAGATGACTTCTTACCTGGCTTACCGGACAATAACGTAATAGAAGTTCCGGAAAGTTTATACGACAGACTATTAGATAGCTTGTGCGGTGTTGATGAGGCAGGCGGTGTGGTTCCAAATCCGTACTTACCTAAGCCAGTACAGAGTGGAATTTTAGCAAGACCTCGTCAGAGTTTCTTCTATAATAGATTCTTAGCATTGAAAAACTACTTAGTGTATGCTAATGAAGTATTGGCTCAGTTCCCTATTACAGAAATACGTCAAGCAAGTTTCTTGTCTCGCTCAGGTTTATTCTTTGACACTGCTGATTATTGGGAATATGTAAATTGGTGGGCTACTGGTTACAACGACAACACCAAAGCCGCATTACAAGTACCAATATATGCGGACCTAGCTACATTAACAGTAACACCGGGTACCATTGTATCTGTTGCTGAAAACGGCGTAGGCGCAACAGAAACATATGTTTTAGAATCAGACGGTTCTTGGACTAGAATAGGACTACAAAACGGTACTGTTCAGTTCAAGAGTTCGCTATGGGATTATGAAACAGCAAGATTAGGTTTCGGTGACAACTTCTTTGATACAACAGACTACGATCAATACCCAAGTGAAGAAACTCGCTATATTGTACGTGCTCTAAACGAAGAAATATACATAGACGATTTACAGATATTCCGCAACAAGAGCTTGATTTTGTTATTTGAATACATTCAATCTGAAACGATTGAAAATCAAAGCTACTTGCCATGGTTGAACAAAACATCATTCATTGATGTAGCACACACTATCCGTGAATTGAAACCTATCGAAGTATTCCAATCTGACAATCAAGACTTCTTATCTGGATATTTGAATGAAGTAAAACCATATCACGTAGTAATTAAAGAATTCTTATTCAAGTACACTGGTCAAGATGTATTCGAAGGTGACATAACTGACTTTGATTTACCTGCTACCTACAATACTAGTATTGACCAGTACGTAACCCCTCAGTTAGTATACGAGAATCCTAACACAACAAATCAGTTCTTACCTTCTGATTCTATATGGCAACAGACACAATATAAACAATGGTTTGATAACCATGGTCTTACTATTACCGGTCAAGATAACGTTCAGATGACAACATTGGCAAGTTATATTGCGTTGAATTCTAATGCGTTTGCGGTCGACAATGCTAGTGGTTTCCCAATCAACGGTACCATTAAGATTTTTGATTCTACAGATACTTCTACCTCACCGGCATATGAATTAATTGGTTATGCTAACGTAGATCGAGCAACCAATACTCTAAGTGGATTGACACGTGGTGTCAACGGCACTCCGATCATGACCCACATACCTGGCCAGCAAATATATATCGATTTGCCTGCGGTATTGTTGTTGAACGGTGGAAGAAACTACAGCGAACCTCCTAAGGTAACAGCGTATATCGATACTACGTTGTACCCAGAACCAACAGTTCCTGCGCAACTCAAAGCAATTATGAACTTAGATAGTGTATTATCTATTGAAGTAATTAACCCAGGACAAGGTTATGCTGTACTGCCAAAGATTATAATTGATCCGGCAGCAACAATTGCCTTCAATAGTAGCGCAGTCAATACATTGTACAACACAATTGTACTTTATGCTCCTATACTTGCTACAGGTGACATAGTAGAATATGATATTGGTTCAGAAACTACTGCTATTGGTGGGTTGATTCCAGGACAGCATTATTACGTAAACGTATTGGAAACAGTTCCTAGCGTAGTAGTCGCATTATACACTACTGCCCGTGATGCTGAACTAGATGAAAACAGAGTAAAATTATACAGTGCTGGTTCAGGACCAGACCATAAGTTTAGTTTGGGTGCGATAGCATCATGTATTTCTTCATCTTACCCAGTAAGACAGAATCAAATTTCTCTACGTTTCGATAGAACGTCATATAATTCTCAGGTTACTAATTGGCATCCTGCTGAGTTCTATGGATCTTTCTACGCAGGATCGTATAACAACAATGACAGTGTATCTAGTTCTTCTATAACATTGTACGACACACAGCCACCGGTTAATACTATTTTAGCTAGTGCGCAAGGTGTAGGATTTGAAATTTTGAGTGTAACAGACCAAGAGACAGTTACTTGGAGCTCACGTACTAGGGACGTAGTATCTACATTTGCGGATGATAGAGTTCGCATTTCCCCTAGTGATGGAGGATCACCTGTAACTCCTGGAACTGAATTGACTGCTACGATTGGTTTCTATGTTGGTATGCCAGTTAAATTTAAAGGGGCAGTTGGATCAAGTGGCCTAGTTGATAGCACTGTTTACTATGTCAAATCTCTAATAGGATCTGAGTACCTAACTCTATCATCTAATAAAGAATTGACTGATACCGTCAATCTATCTGCTTACACTGTAGGTGTTGCTGGTCTTTGGTTATATGTCGGTGAAGTAGTTAACACTACAATAGCAGAAATTACCTATCCAGGTATTATTCAAGTAACCAATACTACTGCGACTACCAATGTATTAACAGCACCGCTGAATGCTACTGGTACAGGTGGGACACATGGTTTCTTCACTGGATTGGCTCTAATATTCACTGGTAATGTTTTTGGTAACGTTATTGAGAACGAACTATATTATGTAACGTCTGTTATCGGCAATGAGAACCAACAGTTTACTATGTCTACAAGTAACCAACCGGTTCAAATCAACATAACTGAAACAGAAAGCGGTACAAACATTGTAACATCTGATGGTACCGTTAGCCTATCACTCAATGATCCTATCGTATTTGACAATATGATTATCGATGATGAAGTTGTTACTAACTTCGGTGGAATTGAACAAAATACTATATATTATGTACAAGCAGTATTGAACGGATCACAGTTCAAGATAGCAACTACTATAAACAGCGGCGATGTAGTAACATTATCAGATGTTCCTGCTAATCCTAACCACACAAGTTGTATTTTGACTAGCCAAGTAGACACTGTAGAACTATCTACTGCTACTGGTTCAATGACTATGAACGTCAACTTACCGGTTAGCCCTGGTCAAATTGATGGCCAGCAATTCACACTGTACAATACATCAGCACAATATGTTAACATTACAGGAACTGAAAGTAACGAATTAACAAGAGTAATTGATAAGACACTAGAATCTCCTGTCAATAGAGTGTTTATTACTGAGGCTAGTGATGGTATACTAAATGTGTATGATGGAATGCCAATAGAAGTAGAGGCTGCTATCGGTAACTTGACTACCGGAACAACATATTATGTGAATGAGTTTGGTGCGACTGAAATCACTATTACTAATACGTCTAGTAGCGGTAACATGTTGACATGTGATGATACTGATATCATTTATGAAAATATGCCAATCATATTCAGTGACCAATCACTAGGTGGTGTATTGATTGGAGTTTCATATTTCGTTAAAGATATCGTTAGCTCAACTCAATTTACTATATCAGTAGTCCCTGGTGGCACAGAAGTCACTCTGTTCAATGATAATGGAACAATGGTCGGTACCGGTGAACCATATATGATTCTAGAGAATTCTTCTCATGTGATAGTTAATCCAGGTACTGCTGATGGTCCTGTTAACATGGTTCAAACTCCTACTGTTACTGCTGAGTTTAGTGTAAGTAGTATGCTAGGTGGATACCGAGCAGTCATCACAAACGCCGGTGAAGGTTATGCTGTAGACAACGTTATCACAGTATTGGGCGAAGATTTAGGCGGAACTACTCCAGCTAATAACTTGACAATGACTGTAAACACGATTGGAACTAACGGTGAAATATTGTCATTGATTCGTTCAGGTACACCAGCTGGCCCAGAGAATCAATACTACTTTGATGTAGTATCTGATAATCAAGTAGCAGTGTACTCTAATTCGTTAATGACAGTACCAGTACCAAGAAATGAATTCCCATATTATGGAATAGTTTCTACTACTGTGACTGAGTTAGACGGAACCGATATTATTGTTTCTGACGAAACCGGATTTGAATTAAATGATAACGTTGTATTCACTGGTTCAATTGCTGGAAACTTAGTCTTAGGTCAAACTTACTATATTGTTTCTTTATCTCCGCTACAAGTTAGTGAAGTCCCAGGTGGCTCTGCTATGACAGTAGGCACTGCGACAGAAACAGATTTTACTATTGCTAAACCCGGAGACTACGCTCTATTACCAGAGCCGTTCTACTTCAATCAGTCAGTTGTAAAATATAACAATCGTGTATATCGTTGTATCGTCAGTAACAATGACAACGAATTCATATTCGGTAAGTGGGAACTACTAAGCTCAGGTGACAGAGCATTGAATGCTATGGATCGTGCTGTTGGTTATTATCAACCAACAGTCAACATGCCTGGACTAGATTTGACACAGTTGTTCGAGGGTGTTACTTATCCAAATAGTACATACAAAGGTAATGCGTTTGCTCCTGCTCAAGAATTTGAGTTAGACACTATCCTACAAGATCAGCCATTCTATCCAACTGAGGTAGATATTAGCGCAGTGATTTGGGATGGTACTAGATACATTGCTCCGAGCAACACACCAACATATTCTGCTATATTGTTAAGCGCAGACGGCGATGAATGGACTATTGACAAATTAGCAGATCAAAACATATATCTAACTGATATTATCTACGCAGGTGGAAAATATGTAATGACTTCTAACAACAGTGCGACTCCTATTCTAATTAGTGATGACGGCACTGCTTGGATTTCTAACGGTGAGTTCACTCCATGGAGCGCAGTACCGTATGATTCTACAACATTCGATGTATCATCTGTGTTAGCAAATTCATCTTCATTGAATAGTGTAACATACCACAATGGTTTGTATGTCGCAGCCGGTGATAATATTGTCGTAAGTACAGACTTATACGGATGGACTGAGACATATCCTGCTTCTTCATCATATTCACATTCATTGAATGGTGTAGAGTATATTAGTATTCCTAACTTTGATGGATACGTAGTCGTTGGATATGATAAAGAATTAAGCGATTCTGTAATAAACAGTGTATTGATGTTAAGTCTAGACGGAGACAACTGGTATAGTCCTACAAATGTATTGACTAACTATGCGTTCAATGCTGTTACTAGTGACGGAAATAAAATTCTGGTCATCGGTGACAATAGCACTAGATTTGTTAGCGTTAACGGTAGTAACTGGGCTAACTATAGCGAGTCGGGATCAGGAAATGAAAACTTAGTACATGCAATATACGCTAATGGTATATTCGTAGTAGTAGGAGACAATGGTACTATTCAGACTTCAACTGATGCTACATCATGGACAACACAGGTATCAGGTACTACTGAGAATCTAACACACGTGGCATGGAATAGTGATGATTCTGAATATATTGTAGTGGGTGACAATAATACTATCTTAAAGAGTTCAAATGGAACATCCTGGACAAGTAGCTCATTGTTTACTGCTGAACCTACAGTGTACAATGTACAAGGTGAAACATTCACTGCTGGTTATGGTCCAGAAGAAATCGTACCGGGTGTAGTTTCAGACTCCGTAACAATGATTGTTTCTACACGTCCTGGAACAAACTGGGATGCTACTATATACCAACATGTTGGCTATAAAACTGTTTCATTAGAGCTAACACCGCTAGTTGAAATACAAACGCTATATAGTTTCTTAGACGCAGTACAAACTCCTACACAGATATCTGTGTCAGTAATCGACGGAGTTACTAACTTGAGTACAACATTGTATCCTAGTGTTGATTACACAGTCAATTGGATGCAGGAAACAGTAACATTGGCAACACCGTTGTCATTGGCTGATAAATTGCGCATAGACATATATGAACCAGGTAACGGAAACCAGTTAGTCAAGGCCAACACACAAACTGACCCAATATCATATAACGAGTCAACAGGTTTCCAAGAAATCGTAGTTAGCTGTAACTATAGTGCTACGTCTTTTGCTGGATCAGGAATTATTAGACCAGGATCTAATCCTATCGATACTATCGCTACTGCCACTATCGCTACTAGTAACTCAATTGTATGTGGTGATGTTAGTGATTTTGTTGTTAACTATCCGGTATACTTCCAAGGTAATGTATTAGGTGGATTAGTTGAAGACACGGTATACTATGTCAAGACTATAAGTTATGCTACAGGGTCAATAACTGTTTCAGCTTCATATAATGTAAGTTCCGGTACAGCTGGACCTACATTCGAGCTAACTGATGACACTGGTATAATGAGAGTAATTATTCAGCTTGGATCTGGAACAACATGGACTGATCCAATAATGTATCACAACGGACAAAAATTATTGTCTGGCGTTACTAGCACAGTTACAAGAACAAAGAGTTCAACTAATGCTATCACATGTAACAATACCAGTGCGTTTGTAGTAGGTACTAAGGTTTCGTTCAGCCAAACAATGTTTGGAAACGATATACAACCATTGACAACATATTACATTAAGAGCATTGTAGATGGTAATGAATTTACTATCTCTGAAACATTAGACGGTCCTACATTAGAGCTAGGCGACGCTACTGGTGGCGCAACATTAATCACAAACGACTACGCATTTGGTATAGCTTCTAACGGTGTGTCCGCTAAAATAATATTGGCTGCCGAATACGACCAAAATGTTGATTACTTGACATATACGTTGTTTGGAGAAACTACACCTCAATATGGATACACACTACCTGAGACACAATATTTCAATGGTAATGGTGCTCAGTACATATTTGACTTGGAAAACTTCAACGGTGGTGAAAACCCAACTAACGCTATAGTAGAGATCGACGGTGTTCGTTTGACTGAATCAGAGTATACTATAAGTGATATTGCTGATACTATCACTCTTACTTCTCCTGTATTAGTAGGATCTACTTTAGCAGTCACTACATTTAATGATACACAACGACAGTATTTCAATACTCAATATGGTATTACAGGTACACCTGGATCAGCATCCGTAGACTTAGTAGTAGGAGAAGCCGTAGACAATGTTGTTGGTTTTGACGATGAAGGATTCGATAGCGCTGGATTTACTGGCTTTACTAGCGAACTAGTTATTGCTGGTAGTTTTGAGATTGACAGTCAATACCAGATCGCTAGCTTGGGTACAACTGATTGGAACGTAGTTGCAGGTACGACAGGTATAATATATGTCGTAGGTGACACTATTACCGCAGTCGATGCTGGTAGCGGTAACGGTACTGCGTATAGCTTATCTCTTGGTTATTTCGATGAAGAATTGTACTGGTTAGAACTATCATCAGGTAATACTACTGAATTTAGTGTAAATGACAAGATCGTGTTCGCAGATCCTACGATTGGTGGCATTGTAGCCGGTCAATCTTATTACATTTCTGAAATATTAAGCGATTCTGCGTTTAGTGTTAGTACACAAGTAGGAGGTGCCGCAATACAATTGACTTCTGAAACAGGAGCAATGGATGCGATTGTTAACTCATTAACAGTAGCGAATATTGTTAATATAAACAACACTATTACTTCTCCTATCGCTTCATCGGCTGTTACTGAAGTCGGTGTAAGCGGTACTAATGAATTGACTACCTCATCAACTACTAATTATGTCGTTGGTCAACCAGTACAATTTAAGGGAGTCGCAATCGGAAACGTATTAACAGACGGAACTGTTTACTATGTTAAAGACATCGTAAGCTCAACTGCGTTTACTATTTCTATACTATCTGATTTGTCAATTGAATTTGATACTGGTGTTGGCATAGGTAACATGATGGCTTACGTAGGCGGACAACCCGCAGTTAGAGTTACAACTGGTGTCCCTCATAACTTGAGCGAAAACAGTTTAGTTAGAATCGATGGTACTAATGGTTCAATACAATTGAACAATAACACATATTACGCAAAGATCATTACTACCACTGAGTTTGACCTATACACTTCACCGTATGATCCTAGTTACGGAGCAGTTAATGATCCAGTAACTGCGATCTCTGCTTATACTAGCGGCGGATATGTATGGAGAGACGGTGTATTCACGTTAATCACTACAAATGCTACACAAACAAGCGACTCTGTGGTGCCTAATAACTATATTACAGTAGAGTCTACAAGTAAATTAGTTCGCAATACTCCTGTGTACTTCACTGAAGTAGGTAAATTGATAGGTGACACTACATTGGGTGGCTTAGTAATTGGTACTATGTACTTTGTCAAGGAAATCGCAAACGCTACCGATTTCAGTGTATCTTTAACTAGAGATGGTGATGTTGTGAGCTTGACATATGAAACTGGTTCAATGAACGTAACTCAGTGGGAACAATCTAACGTAGATAGACTATGGGTAACTATTAACGGTCTAAGAGTACCGTCTAGTTCATTGCGTTTGAACCCTGCTAACAACCTGAGCATCTTGGCTACAATTGTTCCTGGTGACGAAGTTATTATTACTAGTATGATGCCTAGCGCAACACCAAATGAAGAAGTATTCTTGATGAATGTTTCTACTAGAGGTATAGGATCAGCATATCGTGCTAATACGATGACTAGAACATGGCTAACTGCTCCGTTGCTATCAACTGATACAACAATGTATGTATATGACGCTACTAGATTGACTAATACTCATGTTCAAGCGGAAACAGTTCCGGCTGATATCGATGGTAATTACTATATAGGGTTGACTGAGGATAAGAGTATCATTACTCAAATTTCAGTTGAGAACTTAACTACTGGTCAAACAGTACCAGCAATATATTACAGTGTAATCCTACAAGATACTGCCCCTGTGTTAAAGATAACTAACGGGGTATCAGAAGGAGATAATCTAGTTATTACTGTAATCGTGGGCAATATTGTTTATATCAACGGAGAACAGATACGTTTTGGTGCTGTTAACCTAGAAAACAATACGTTGACAGGACTACAGCGCGGTGTTAACGGTACTGGTGTAAACTTATTGATACCAGAATATACTGAAATATACGGAATATTGTCTGAAAACAAAATGTCTGAAGTAGAGTACAACAGTACATGGAATTCTCCGGTTACCGCAGAATTTAATGTCAGCGCAGTTACTCCGCTACAGATATCCGACACAGCAGGGGCAATTTTCTTAAATCAGGATATCACGTAAAAGATAAATAAATACATGAACGAAAATACGGAAGAAAAATCGCTTAAAAAAGACGAACAGACCGGAGAAAAGAAGCCAAACGAAACGGGCGGCTTCTACTTCTCGTCCTTCCTAAAAATCACAGATCCTAACACTAAACAAGTACTGGTCCAAACGAGGGGCGACAATTAATGTCAGTAATTAACTTATCATACAAAGTAGAAGGCTTTTTGAAAGTCTACGATCCGAACAACGGAGAAGTATTCGTAGACAAGAAAAATGCTATCAACTACGAAAACATGTCAGAAGCTATCGCTGACACACTAAGCAGCCGAGGGTACGGGCAAATTTATCAAATGGCTTTTGGTAACGGTGGAGCATCGGTCGACAATACCGGTATTATCACATACCTACCCCCAAACACTACGGGTCAGAATGCTGCCCTTTATAACCAAACTTACGCTAAGATTGTAGACGATAACTCCGTTTTCAACTTAGATCCCACACGCAACAAAATGACAGTAAACCATACTACAGGTAAAGTTTATACTGATATTTTAGTGCAGTGTCTGCTAGATTACGGTGAGCCTGCTGGGCAGGCCGCGTTCGACAACAGCACACAAACCGACGGATCCTATATTTTCGATGAATTGGGTCTATTGGCTAATTACGGAACAGACAGTGACGGAAACGTAATCACTAGATTACTGACCCATGTCATTTTTCACCCCGTACAGAAGTCTTTGAACAGACAGATTCAGATCGACTACACAGTTAGAATTCAGAGTCTGACTAACTTAGTTACAATTTAAGATAAATAATAGAATATCGGAGTAATTCAACATGGCATATACGATTGTTAAAAGTGATGGTACAGTTCTAACAACCATTGCTGATGGTACTATAAACACAACTAGTACTACATTAGGTTTACCAGGGCGTAACTACGCTGGCTACGGTCAGAGTTTAGATACGAACTTTGTACACCAGTTAGAAAATTTTGCTGATTCGACCCCACCGGCGAATCCATTGCGAGGTCAATTATGGTTTAACACCAACGACAGCACGTTGTATGTTTGCCCTAGCGATGGTGCTGCCCAGAGCGCATGGTTGGCATTAACTTCTACTAGTTCTGGTGGTACTACTACATTCGGTTCTGTCACAGTTACCGGAACATTGCAAGCAAATAACGTAGTTGCTACATATGCGGTTACTTCTGACAGCGTTAGTTGTACTACATTGACTGTTACTGGTAACGCATCATTGACTGGTAATACAGCAATCTCAAATGCTAACGTTTCTACACTACGTACAACATCAATAACTACGGGATCACAGTCAACAGCAGGTACTATTACAGGTGCTTGGACAGTAAACGGTGCTAGTTCCGGTAATGCTATGATTGTTACTGGTGGTAACATTTTTGCTAACGTCGGTATTCGTACAGATGGTTACTTCTATGCGAACGGCGATCCGTTTAACCCATCTGGTACATATAACAACGGTAACGTGTTTGATTATATGACAGGTTCTAACTCTGTTACTCAATTCTCCGGAAATATAGCTCCTACAAAGGTTACTACTACCGCAATCGCAGGTGGTGGATCAATCGCAGGCATTTGGACTTTAGCAAGTGGCGCACGATTAAATGCTACATACGCTGACTTGGCAGAACGCTTTGAAGCTGATACGTCATATGACGCTGGAACAGTTGTTGAGTTAGGTGGAGACAAAGAAATCACTGCGGTTCAATATGAATTGTCTGAAGATGTATTTGGTGTTGTGTCAGATACTGCGGCTTATTTGATGAATGCGGGCGCAGGCAACGATCAAACTCACCCACCGGTAGCGGTTGGTGGTCGTGTAAAAGTTAAAGTAACTGGTAAAGTTAAGAAGGGTCAACGTTTAGTTTCCGCAGGTAATGGTATAGCACGTGCGGCTAAACAAGGTGAAGCTAACTCATTCAACACTATCGGTAGAGCGCTGGCAGCTAAGACAACTGATTCCGTTGGCGTAGTTGAAGCATTCGTATCAATTAAATAAGGATAAAACATGAGTTACGCACAAAATGGATTAATAGAAGCAACAGACTTCAATACGTTGGTAGGCGGTAACCCTGTCACATCATCCGGTAAATTGAACACAGTTTGGGCTACCGGTGGTACTAACGCTGGTTATGGTCAAACTGCTGAAGCTAACGTAGCAGTCGGTGGCACTGTTACTGCTACTAGCTGGGCAAACTTAATTAACAAAACATCTAACGCAGCCTCACATCAAGGGTCAAGTATTACTTCAATTGCAGCTCCGGTATCAGGCGGTACTGTTACTTACTTGTCAGCCATCCCTACTAACCTCACTACGATATACAGTGGTAGACTCAATGCGGCATCACAAGGTGCTACTACATCTAACACTGCTACGTATGGTTCTACTTGGGCAGCAGGTTTAACATTCACACATACTGTTACTTTTGCTAGCGGAGATGCGGCACGTTATTTCTTCAACGCCGGCGGTCAGTTGAAAGTAACATGTTCACACCCTACTGGTACTGGTATTAATTTATTGTTCAATAACTTAGCAAGTAACGTAGGTACAATAGCAATGAGTAGCCCAACATCAGGTTCTGTTACTATCGCTGGTACAAGTTATAATGGTATTACTAAAGTCGGTGGTGGTGGTAACGCCCCTACTATTTCTACTAATAGCGGTTACTATGCTATGACAACAGGTAACGCTACAGTTTTCACACAGACTGCTAGTACAGGTCCTAGTGGATACCTAAGCACTTTCATTCGTGTTATTGCTAAGAGTAACGGTACACAAGGATCGAACGGTGACGCCGGGTCAGTAATTACGTTATACACTATATGGGACGAAGTTCCAGATGGTATGACAGTCGCAACGGGTTCAGCAACTACAGTCACTGTGGCAGCGCCCGAAACAACATATTTAGCCAATACATGGGGTACTATTACAGTATCCGGTACTGTATCAGGTTCATAATTTTTACTACATCTTAGTATCCGTGTAAATATACACATGGATACTAAGACTCTAATCTCCGAAGCAAAAGCCCGCTTCAATCACAACTCAGCAAAAGCATACCTAAAAGACAAATATGACGGCAAACTTATTGTAGCCGATCAAGGTGGTCTTTGGAAAGCCACACCTGAACTAATAGGCTACTTAGCTAGCAATACCTCTGAGCATGTAATATTAATCGATACCTTCGAAAACCCAGTGTTTGTGAACCGTGTCACACTACATGACGTATTGAGTAAAGCATATGACGATGCTATGCAACAGTGGTATACAGAATGGAAAGAGTTGGAAGCTAAACGATGAATCGCGGCGCCCTACTCTTTGCGTTCAATTCTCCGAAATATGATTATTACAAAATGGCTGTAGCAACAGCTAAACGTATCAATCATTTTTTGAAGCTGCCTGTCACGGTTGTCACTGACGAAAAATCTGTACCAGACTTACCTGATTATCAGTTTGACAATGTTATAATTGTGGAACCAGATAAGAACAACATCAGAGACCATAGTGTATGGATTAACAAGGGCAGATATCAGGCTTATCAATTAAGCCCATACGATGAAACATTATTGATTGACACTGACTACATGGTCAATTCTGACAAATTACTGAAGTTGTTTGAGTTGAATACTGATTTCTGTTGTCATGATACTACTAGTTTTTTAATGCATCCTGGGGTAGCACAAGAAGTACTCAGTGCTTATAGTTTTAAAACACTATGGGCTACTGTTGTTATGTTTAAGAAAACACAAAGATCGAAACAAATATTTGAATGCTTAGAAATGGTTCAAAAGAACTACGACCACTACGCAAATATTCATAATTTTATTGCAGGTGTTTTCAGAAACGACTATGCGCTAACACTAGCAACAAGGATTGCTAATGGGCACACTAGCCCTAAAGAAGATGTTATCCCGTGGAACTTAGTTCACGTTGGTAAAAACACTAGCGTATACAGAAACAATGATGATGAATTCAACACTGAATATACTGTGATGTATGATAATTGGCAACGTGGTAAAATACGTAAAGAATATTGTACTATAAAAGATACAGATTTTCACGTAATGAATAAAGATATTTTTATGGAGCTCATAGCATGACCCATGGTTTTGTTATAATGGCACAGGGTGATGATTATATTAAATGTGCCACCGCATTGAAAGATAGCATTATGCGAGTTATGCCATCAAGTAACGTAACAATCATTACAACTGAAATGTTACCTTACGGTGACCAAGCACCTGACACTAATTGGAAATTACAAAACGATTGGCAAGTTTATGAAGCTAGTCCATACGATGAGACTATAAAACTAGAAGCTGATATGATTATTCCTAGAAACATAGACCATTGGTGGGAAATTCTAGGACAAAAAGATATTGTCGTGTGCTCAAAAATTAGAGACTTTAAAGGTGAACTCTCATCCAATCGAGCATATCGTAGGTTTATATATGATAATAACTTACCTGACTGTTACAATGCTATAACATACTTTAGAAAATCTGAGTTATCAGAAAAGTTTTTCAAAATAGTACGTGATGTGTTTGAGAACTGGGCACAATATAAACAAACGTTGAAATGTAATCCACAAGAAGAAGCAACTACTGATTGGGCTTACTCTATCGCTAGTCACATCATAGGTGTAGAGCATACCTTACTGCCCAACTTTGACGAATTATCAATGACACACATGAAGCAATTTGTTAATGGTATGCCAACGTCAATATGGACTGATACTTTAGTGGCAGAATGTTTGCCAAATCAGATTAGAGTAAACACCTACCCACAACAATACCCGTTCCATTATCATGTGAAATCTTTTGCTAACGTTTTATTGGAGGCATACCATGAGTGAAGATTATGTTATTATTTGGGAACCACCCAAACAAGAGCCTCCTGAATTTCGTTTGTATTATGACGATAAGGGACATGTAGTTACCTACACTTGTGAAAAATTAGAAGGAAACTATATTGTCATTGATGCGTCAACGTTTGCCCAAGCAAGACCCGATGTTAGGGTAGTAGATGGTAGGTTGAGCAATATAGCAGACGTAGTTGTAGTTGCCCGTTTAGAACCAAATGACCACGAAGGGGTATTGTGTTCTAGTGAAGATGTTAGTATAATAGTAAACGAAACCTTTGACGGTGGCGTAACTAAATGGAAATTACAAGTATATGAACTTAGATGATATGGTAGATGTAGCTGATTTGGATTGTATCTATTTGAGCTATGATGAACCACAAAAAGAAGAATTTTGGTTAAAAATCAAAAACATAGTCCCATGGGCGAAACGTGTTGATGGCGTTAAAGGTAGTGACGCGGCACACAAAGCAGCCGGAGAAGCGAGTGACACTGAACGTTTCATTCTTATCGACGGGGACAACATGCCCGATGAATCGTTCTTTAATATTCAATTAGACTTTACAGATAAAGACCCTAAATATAAATTAGCACAGTTTCGTTGGAAAGCAGTAAATGCTATCAATGGCTTACGCTACGGCAATGGTGGCATGAGTTCATGGACAAAATCTTATGTCGCTAACATGAAAACACATGAGAATCAAACTGAAGGTGATGCATCCCGCATCGCTGACTTCTGTTTAGATAGTTCTGATAATCTATACTGGGCTATGCATGATTGTTATTCAACTACATATCCCAACTATACCCCGTTTCAAGCATGGCGTGCTGGATTCCGTGAAGGTGTAAAGATGTGTTTGAATCGTGGTTTAGTTCCTAAGATTGAAGAATTCAAAGAATCAGTTGCTAGTCGTAATCTTAACAATTTGACTATATGGCATAACGTAGGCGCAGATGTAGAGAATGGTATCTGGGCTATATACGGTGCTAGACTAGGAACATACATGACATTGCTTACTGAATGGGACGCACACAACGTTCAATGGTTTGACAACTACCTTGAACTATGGGACGAGTATAAAGATAGAGACCCATATACATCATCAGAATTTTTTGGTGAAGCATTACATGACAAGTTGGGCTTACCTATGTGTACATTAAGTGCTGAACAATCTAAATTCTTCAAGCGCCACTACTCTGTGAATTTTCACAACAAAGGTCCACTAATCACTGAAATGGAAGTGATACGACAGATCGAAGGTTGGTAATGTCAGATAGTTACGAACAAAAACGAATTAAAGATATTAGGATCAAAGTCGAAAACGAAGTTGGTCCTACATTTTGCCTTGCTAAATGGCATCATGTAACTATGTATCTACAATCAGGTGAGACGCATAGTTGCTATCACCCGCAACCGCATAAGATACCATTGAGTGAACTTGCGGATAATCCATCGGCATTACACAATACTACACAGAAAAAAGAAGAACGAAAATTGATGCTTGACGGTGGTAAACCTTCAGGCTGTCAGTATTGCTGGAACATTGAAGCAATGGGCCCAGACTACATCAGTGATAGACACATACGTAATAGTTCAATCTTTACTGAGGAACGTTTCGATCAGTGTAGCAAAGGCTCATGGCAACAGAACATCAACCCTGAATACATTGAAATCAACTTTGGTAATGAATGTAATTTCAAGTGTGGATACTGTCACCCAAAGTATTCTACATCATTCTACAAAGAGATTGAGAAACATGGTCCAGTAACCACAGTAAAGAATCATCGTTGTGATATTGATTGGATGCGCTTATATCAACGTGAAGATGAAAATCCATACGTAGATGCATTCTGGAAGTGGTGGCCAGAAGTTCGCAAGACTCTAACTATCTTACGTATCACCGGTGGCGAACCCACACTACACAGTTCAACATGGAAACTACTAGAGTCGATTGATAAGGACCCTATGCCATGGCTAGAGTTGAATATCAACAGCAACTTGGGAACAAAGCCAGTTCTAATTGAACGTCTGGCCGAGAAAGTAAAGAAGCTAAGTGACGAGGGCAAGATCAAAAGTTTCAAACTATTCACGAGTATGGATACATGGGGACCACGTGCCGAATATATTCGTACTGGATTAGACTTAGATTTGTGGCAACAAAACTTTCACACGTATCTAAAGAATACGAACAGCCCAATCACATTCATGATTACATTTAATATCTTTTCAGTGACTACATTCAAGAGTTTACTAGAGAAGTTCCTAGAATGGCGCAAAATCTATGGTTGGTACGATGATCCTGTAAACCCACAACATCGTGTGCGTTTCGATACCCCATACTTGCGTGATCCTATTCAATATGATATGAATCTTTTACCCAAAGAAGATTTCATGCCTTATATGTACGAAGCATTAGAATACATGAAGGATAACACAGACGACAAACGCAGTGACGCATTTAGTTCAATGGAATACGAGAAGTTTAAGCGTGTAGTAGATTACATGGCAGAAACAAATTATTCCGAAGAAAAGCTAATTCAAGGTCGCCGCGATTTTTATAACTGGTTCAACGAATTAGACGAAAGACGAGATGCGGACATGCTTAGTGTGTTCCCTGAATATACTAAGTTCTATCGCTTGTGCCAAGAAGTAAACATACTAAACCCATTATGATAATTACACCTGAAAAAAAGAATGAACTTCTAAATGAAAGTAAATCTTTCTGTATGGTGCCATGGGTCCATACGCACATCACACCATTGGGTGTAGCTTTACCTTGTTGTATCGGTAATCAGCGTCATCCGGTGGGTAACGCAAACGATAGCTCGTTGTTAGAGCTAGTAAACTCAGAAGGCATGTGTGACCTGCGCCGTGATATGTTAGATGGGGAAATGAATCCTGCTTGTTCGGCTTGTCACCGACATGAAGAACAAGGTATCAGTTCATTCCGTACTACTAGTAATGAAATGTTCAAGCAATATTTCGATGAGTCAATGACTCATACTGACATAAGTGGTAAAATAGTCAACTTCAAAATGCGTTACTTTGATATTCGGTTGAGTAATATTTGTAACATGAAATGCCGTACGTGTAACAGCCACTACAGTAGCTTATGGGAACAAGAAGATGCTAAACAAGGTAGAAAAGTAATCAGTATCGAAAAAGAAAAACGGTCTGACTATCTAAAACAAATACTACAGCATGTACCATATATTGACATGGCATACTTTGCCGGTGGCGAACCCTTCATCACAGAGGAACATTATTCTATATTAGAAGAAATGATTCGCCAAAACAGAACGGACGTTGTGTTGAGATATAACACTAATCTTAGCACACTGAAATTTAAAGACAAAGACTTATTGAGCTTGTGGAAACACTTTACTAAAGGTGTGGAAGTTTATGCTAGTATAGATCATTATGGCGAACGTGCGGAGTATATTCGCCACGGTACTGACTGGGGACAGATTGAAACTAATTTCGAATTGTTGAGAAAAAATCAGGATATACAACTTCACATCAATTCTGTATTGAGTATATACAACTACGAAACTTTCGGGGATTTTTATCAATATCTTTTAGATAAACAATGGTACGACCCCAACACCCCGATCTACACTGTTTATAATATGATATCACCAGTACACATTGCGGCTCTAGCATTGCCTGAACATCATAAAGTAAGAGGCAAAGAGAATATCCAACGAGCAGTAGACAGAATGGTGTCGCTTGGTTTTACTAACCAAGTCACGCAGTTAACTGATGCTATGAATTGGGTGACTAGTGACAATACATGGGAGCAACACAAAGATTTGTTCCGTGAAGAAGTTGCTAGACTAGATAGTATTCGTGGTGAGAGTTTTGTGAAAGTATTCCCTGAATTAGCGGACTTATTAAATGACTAAAAAAGAAATAAACAAGGATGTTATTTGCCTGATGCCATGGATACACATGCACATATGGCCTAATGGAAATACTTTTCCCTGCTGTATGAGTGACACCGACCATGTGTTTGGCAATGTCCATAAAGAAAAAATTGTTGAATTGATAAACAATGATGCGTATAAAAAGATACGCACACAAATGTTGAACGGTGAAAAGCCAGAAGCATGCCAACGATGTTATGAATTAGAAACAAGTGCTGATAGCTGGACATTACGCAAGAATAGTCTAACTAGTTTCAAACACCACATGCCTTTAATCGAACAGACTAATGAAGACGGTTCAATCAATGATTTTAAAATGCGTTACATGGATATTAGATTTAGTAATCTCTGTAACATGCGTTGTAGAACATGCGGGCCCGAGTTGAGCAGTTCATGGTATGATGACCAAGTCAAGATGTTCCCTGATTATGATCGTCCTAAGTTTATTGACTTAAAGACTAATCCTAACTTTATGGATGATCTAAAACCACATTTAGATACAATCGAAGAAGTATATTTCGCTGGTGGTGAAGCACTCATTACACCGCAACATTATGAAATACTAGACTACTGGTTAGAAACTGGAAAGACTGACGTTAAGTTGCGCTACACTTCTAACTTTAGTGGATTGAAATACAAAGATAAAAGCATTCTTGATTATTGGAAATACTTTAAAGACGTTAGAGTAGCTGCCAGTTTAGATACATTCGGTGAGAAGGCAGAGTACGCACGTAAAGGAACTGATTGGGAACGCATTGTTGCTAACAGAAAAACAATGATTGAGCATTGCCCAAATGTATACTTTGAAATCACTCCAACTGTCAGTATTTTCAGCGTACACAGCTTATATGAATTTCATCGTTCATGGGTAGAAGAAGGTCTATTAGATATCAATAACATACGGGTCAACATTCTGACACATCCTAGATATTTTTCAATAACTTTGTTACCAGAAGAGTACAAACAACGCCTTCAAGGGTTGTATAATGTATACATCCAATGGCTAACTGACAACAAAGCACAACCTCATGTTATTCATGCTGTAAAAGGCATAGTAGACTACATGAATAGTGCGGATCATAGTCATCTTATACCCGAATTCAAATTACAAATACAAACCATAGATCAAGTACGAAACGAAAGATTCGCTGATATATACCCTGAATTAGAGAACATATGAACAACGACAATATCCCAGATCACATCAAATACGCAGTACCGGAAGTACCTGCTAGTGTAGCAAAGAACAAAAGAATCGATTGGCTAGCGTATAAGCTAAAGAATTTTTGTTTGTTACCGTGGCTTAACTTGAATACTAATCCTAATGGTTTTATTAAGTTATGCTGTAACATTCAAGTAGATCATTACGTTGCGAAAGACGGTAAGCCATTCAACATGGGATACCATGACATTGAAGAAATATGGAATAGCGCATACATGGACAATGTACGCAGACTACATAGACAAAACAATGGTTCAGGAGAGTGCACTGAATGCTATAAGATAGAGAGAATTTCAGGGCATAGTCCTCGCATGGGTCAAAACGTAATGTGGTTAGGAAAGAAAGAACAGGATGAAGAATTGTCTGATTTCTTAGCTAATGTATCGCAAGAAGAATTGTATGCTTACTTAGATCAATTACCAGTGAGCCTAGAGTTGCGTCTCGGTAACAAATGTAATTTGAAATGTATTACATGCTGGGGTATGAGCAGTTCATTGGTTCAAACTGAACGTCTTGACATAATCAACAAAGGTACATTAAAAGAATACAATCTAAATTGGTTAGATCACAAGTGGAGAGAAGAAACTGAAGTTGTAGAAAAAACAGAGCTTACCGAATGGTATGAAACTGACATGTTCTATGAGAACTTTAGAAAAATGGCACCTCGTTTGAAGCGTTTGTATACCACAGGAGGTGAACCCACTGTTATCAAAGCTAACTATCGAGCACTTGAGATGTTGCTTGAAGCAGGCAATAAAACTTGTTCTATCGAATTTACTAGTAATATGACAACATGGAACCCTAAGTTCTATGATGCGTTGAGTCAATTTGAAAACGTAGAAATTCAGATGAGTATTGACGGTGTTGATGAGGTCGGAGAGTACATTAGATACCCTAGCGACTTTTCTACAGTCAGAGAAAACATCTTTAAAGCAGTTGAAATGGCTAGCAAGAATCCTAAATGGAGAATCAAGAGCTATACTGTATTACAGGCTTTGAATTACAAAGAATTGACTCCTGTATGGGACTTGATTAACGAAGCCGCAACAAAGTATGACAAACACATTGATTGGTGGCCAATCACATTGTCCAGTCCGGCTCATTTGTCGTTATCAACTGTTCCATTAGAAGAACGTTTAGAATACTTACCAACAGCATTGGAGTACGCAAAGAACTTTGATAACCCTTCAAAGCCATTCTGCTTGAGTAAAGATACAATTGAAACTTATACTGACAGCTTGCGCAACATTCCTTTTGATGCGTCACTACAAAAGCGTTTCAACGACTACATAAAGTTTTTGGATGATTTCAGAAAGAATAACAATGGATAAACTTATTGAAATCAAGCCCATGTATGAGCCATATGTTAACATCACGTGGCAAGTAAATGACTTTTGTAACTTTAAGTGTAAGTACTGTAACCCGGGTAATTGGGCAGGCCTAGGCGAGAAGCATGATACTCCAGAAGATTTTAATGCCATTATTAATAACATGGAGAAAATTATTAGTCACTATGAGAGCAAAGGTACAAAGGGATACAAGTTCTTCTTTAGTGGCGGCGAACCTACAGTTTGGGAACACCTTATCCCACTCATTGAGTGGTTGAAGAAACGCATAGATGATCCTCATATTGCTATCAACACTAATCTAAGTAGAAGCACAAAATGGTGGCAAGAACATTATCATTTGTTTCATGATGTAGTTGCTAGCTTTCATATTGACTTTGCTAACAAAGACAGGTATCTCACTAACTTAGAATTCTTACAAGATAAAGTTAATTATCTATGTAGCAGAATGATGATGCAGGAAGATAGGTTCGATGAAGTAGTTAATTTCGGTGAACACGTAATGTCTACGTTGAAAAACTACAACTTAGAATGGGTTCCTTTGTTCACTACAATATCAACCGACGTAGCACCATGGGATTATTCTGAACCTAGAATGCATGAGTTTTTCAAGACGCATACGTTTGAATCAAAAACTACCATTCAGAAACCTAGCGGAAGCAAATGGAAATGTGTGAGTAAAGAAGTCTACGCCTCAGGCAATGAAATGCCGTTGAATGGTAATCGAATTGTAGCAGAGCGTAGAAACTTCTTTAATGGCTGGACATGTAACGTAGACGAATCATTGTTCATCAACAGCGCTGGTACTACTACTGCCGCCAGCTGTGGACAAGGTCCTAGTCTAGGAAATATATATAACAACATACAACTATTGTCTAATCCAGTTGTATGTAGAAAATTACAATGTACTTGTGGTACTGATATTATTATAACTAAGAAAGCACCAAATGTCTGACGAAAAAGACTTATATTGTTCATTAGCATCTAACTCAATTAGCTTCGGTCCTCACGGCGGCAGTAGACCATGTTGTGCTGTAGATACATACTTTTGGTCTGAGATTAAAAATAGATTCCCGCAGTTTGACAACAAAGTTGTGCGCTGGTTCAATAACAAAGACATAGTTAAACTGCGTACTGATTTGTTGAACAACAAATGGAATCCTATTTGTAATATGTGCAGGACTAGAGAACAGCACGGGCAACCTAGTACTAGGCAAATCTTCAATCACACGTTAGGAAAGATTGAAGAAGAAACCGGTCGCAGTTGGAGAACAGACACAGCAGTAATTCCTAGCTTAGATAATATATTTTTGCTGGATATTACAGTAGGTAACAAGTGTAATAGTGCTTGTTTAATGTGTAATGGTTCTGCTAGTTCACTATGGGCAAAAGAGCAAGAAGATATTACCGGCTTTAAATGGGAAGGTCCTGATCTCAATTGGTTCAGTGAAGAACATATACCTGAATTAATTGACCACTTGCCGAATTTAAAAGCAATACAGTTTGCAGGTGGCGAACCTACAATCAGTGATCCACATACGTTTTTATTAAAGCGTTTGATTGAACAAGGCCGATCTAAAGATATTACACTAGGATATGTCACTAACTTAACAGGAGTCAGTGACGAGTTGTTAGACTTGTGGGATCAATTTAGCACTAAACACATTACAGTTAGTATCGATGGTGTCGGTAAAGTTAATGAGTATCAACGTTACCCCTTCACATGGAAAAAGGTAGTCAATCAACTTGAACAAGTAAAATCCATTTCTAAAGAGAAGGGAAATTATAATATCGGGTTAAGTCATACTGTTACCTCTTTGAATATACTAAACTTCGGTGAACTCGTTAAATGGTGGGAAACACAAGTTAATGATGGTTGTGGTATTTTGACCAGTCTGCCACACGTTCAATGTGTAACTAATCCGGCTTATCTAGATCCAGTATATATGCCTAAAGAAATGAAACAAGATGTACGCACGATGTTAGATGACTTGGAGCAATACCTAGAAGCAAATAATTTAAAGTCTAAATACATTTCGGCAATAGATAATATTAGAACCAATGTGTTAGATAAAGAAGTTGACGAACTAGTTCGAACAGAACAGTGGAATAACCTAAGAAATTTCATCGAGCCGTTAGATTCATACAGAAACAGAAACATTATCGACTATTTGCCATATATGGAAAAGTATTGGAAGTTTGAATGAAAATAGTTGGATTTGGTGACAGCTTTATAGTGTGCGGCGATGGAACACTCAATACTTACTTAGACAAAGCGGCAGAGAAATTGAATGCTACCGTTGATTACAGGGGTGAGTCAGGAACCGGCCCTTGGCAAGCATTTATTAATTTTTATAATTACCCGCATAAAAAGGATGTCGATGTAGTTGTATTTGCTTGGTCGAATAAAGCAAGATTGTATCACCCATCAGTGAAACCTATATGCCCTACTACAGTTGATGATCCGGATTTAGTTGAAGGATATCAACAAAATAAATCAGTATGGAAAGCAGCCAAGCAATATTATTCATATCTATATGACGATCAAAAAACAACATTTGAAATTAAAGGTATGTGTCATTTAATAGATGAAATGTCTCTTGTTTATCCAAATATAAAGTTTATTCACATGTTTTGCTATGCTGACAACAGGACACCCGGCTATTCTATGTATGAGAAAAACAATGTAGACAAACTAGAATATATCCATACATTCAAAAATGGTATTAATGTTAGACCGGCTCTAATGACACTATCATATAACGATCAATGGCCCACAGATTTTCGAAAAGAAAAAAGAGCATGTCACATGACAGATAAAATGCATGATGTACTATCGGAATCAATATATAAAGCCATAACTGACTATAAGCCGGGCGAAATTATAAACACTAAATTACCATGACTATATTAAACAGAGAAAGATACCCTTACATTGTAACTCAGATTCCCGGAGTCCACCGACCATCCGGGATTGAATACAGAGACACCGCTTTTGTTTGGTCTGCTAGAAATTTCAACGACGGAAATGATTATTGGTATTGTGAAATATTCCATGGCGATGCGTTTGCTGTGTTTGATATTAACACGATCATTCCACCTAACATTTTACATAGAATAAAATCAGATCAAAAAACGTTTTTATATATCTGTAATAGTCACGAAGCCTTTTTAGATATTGTAAAGCCATTATACGAAACACTAGTGTTCAAAGAGAACATACCACCTAATAAGATATTCATCTCTAATGAAGCGGCAGACTTACATGTAGAAGTTAAAAAATATGCTGATTCTAAAAATGTAGGTTATATGAATGTAGAATGGATACTAGAGTTTGAAGCCGCAATGGGTATTGAATCAGTGGCACAACGATTACCTCAAGTATCAGTGTTAGATGAAAATAGAACGTATACGAAAAGATTTTTGAATTTTAATCGCAGATGGAGACTTCATAGACCGGCATTAGTAGCATTAATGAAAGCATTAAACATTTTAGACAAGGGATATGTAAGTTTAGGTGATAGTGATGATAATGAAAACTGGCAAAAAGTATTCCCTTACATAAAAAATCATCATGCGTCACATCCTGAATTGTCATCACTATATCAAAATGCTGAACAGGATATTATGAATCTTCCACCTTTGTATCTGGATTTCACGGACTTAAAAACTAATAGACCTCACATTGAACCAGAAACAAAATACCTATATGATGAAACGTTATTCAGTGTAGTTAATGAAACTACATTCTACACTGATTGGTGGTTTAATTCTGCTAGATTTCTAAGCGAAAAAACGTTCAAGCCAGTGGCATATGGACATCCGTTTATATTAGTTAGTGTGTCCAATTCACTAGCATTGTTCCGAGAACTCGGATATAAGTCATTCCATCCATTTATCGATGAATCATATGATACTGAACTGAATGATTTTGAAAGACTATTAAAAATTGGAAAAGAAATTAAACGTCTAGCAGAGATGAATGACGAGCAAGTAAAAGAATTCATTCGAAATATAAAACCAATCGCAGAGTTTAATCAAAAGGTCTTAGTATCTAAGACACAAGATAGAAGAACAATGCATCAACATATAACACACAAAACATTATGATTTTAGAACCAAACGCAATAGATTATTCAAAAATTAAACGAGTGTTTGTATTCGGTTGTAGTTTCACTGGATACAAATGGCCTACTTGGGCTGATGTATTACGAACTCAAATGCCCAACGCAGAGTATTATAATGTAGGACGTAGTGGAGCGGGTAATACATATATTGCTTCAAACTATTCAGCTTATGACAAAAAATATAAGTTTAATGAGTTTGACTTGATATTAGTTATGTGGTCTACATTTATGCGTGAGGATAAGTACATTAAAAAATGTTGGATAACGCCCGGTAATATCTTTACACAAGGTATATACCCCGAAGAATACGTAGAGAAATACTCAGATACCCGCGGATATTTAATTAGAGATTTAGCCTTAATAGATTTAACAACACAGGCAATGGAAAGTTCTACAGCGTCCTGTATTAACTTAATGAGCGTACCTGCCGACCACCAGGCACTAGAAGATAATAGTGATGTGCTATCACTGTATTCTGACTTAATAAATAAGTTTCCTAAAACATTACTTGAAATAATGGGTGGACAATGGATATTTGGGCACAAATATTATGATCCTCATTATGATAAATCTATTAAGAAAAAAACAATAGCAGATAATCCAGAACCAAACTTTGAAGATTATCACCCAAATACTCGGGACTATTACAATTACCTCAATAAGCTAGGTTTTGTGTTAAACAACAACGCACATAAGTTTGCGGAAGACTCATACAACACCTATCTGAGTAGAAAACATGTTGAACAATTCAACTATATTAACGAGGTTAATAGCTACAAGTCAATGGAAATATTGTGATTACCAAAAGCACTAGTAAATAAACACATGACTAGAAAATTGTGTGTTGCTGGATGTAGCTTTAGTGATTATACACATGTAGACCGGGTATACGGTGAATACCTAGCAGACAACCTACAGTTGCAGTATGTACATGAGGCAGCTGGTTGCGGAAGTAACTGGCGAATATGGCGTAGAGTTGTAGGTAACGTACTAAGCGGTGTAATATGTCCTGATGATATTGTCATAATACAATATACTAATCCAGAACGCAGAGAATTTTTTAGTAAAAACAAACCGTTCAATCATGTAGTTGATCCTAACAATAAAATAAGAACAGTAGAGCCTTATGATGACGGATCATTGATACGTTATAAATATAACAGTCACACATGGCAAGACTATGATAATGAAAATGACTTTTTCAAGGCATATGAAGATAATCACATTTCCATAACTTATGAGCGTGAACTGTTCAATGTTCATCACGAAATGTTTCAATCTTTTATGAAAGAAAGAAATATCAATGTCATATTCATACATGGTAGATACATAAAAAATAACAAGATAAACATATCTTATAATGAAAAATATAAGCCATATGTATTCAATGAAGATTTGGTAGTGATGATGGCCGATGAATATCGATTGTTACCAGATGATCTTGGGCATATGAGTGAACAGGGACATAAAAAATTCAGTGAGTTGTTATGCGACCACATTAAAAATATAAATTTAATTTGAGAGAACTATGAAAAGAGTAGCAATGATTGGGGTAGGTAAGTTAGGTCAAGACTGCGGTGAAGTCATGGCAGAACATTATGAGGTTTCTGGATATGACATAGAACCCAGAAATCCTAATTTTCATATGGCATCTTCTATAGAAGATGCTGTAACAGGTAGAGATATTATTTTCATTGCGGCACCTACACCGCATGATCCTATATATGGCGGTGAGACACCAACTAGTCATCTACCCAATAAAGACTTTGACTACACAATCGTCAAAGGCATTTTAGAAGAAGTTAACAAGTATGTTAATAAGAGTCAATTAGTTGTTCTCATTAGTACCGTGTTACCCGGAACAGTACGCTCTTTATTATATCCCTGTATAACCAATGCTAGATTCATTTATAATCCTTATTTGATTGCTATGGGCACTGTCAAGTGGGACATGGTAAACCCTGAAATGGTCATCATTGGCACAGAAGATGGTAGCATTACAGGAGATGCCCGTGAACTAATTGATTTTTATAATGTTTTCATGGAGAACAACCCTAGATACGAAGTCGGCACATGGGACGAAGCAGAATCCATTAAGATTTTCTATAATACATTTATTAGTACAAAACTAGCGTTAGTTAACATGATTCAAGATGTCGCTGAAACTAACGGAAATATCAATGTTGACGTAGTTACTAATGCGTTAGCTAAGTCAACACATAGAATTATGGGACCTGCTTATATGAAGGCTGGGTTAGGGGATGCCGGAGCATGTCATCCTAGAGATAATATTGCGTTGAGATACTTAGCAGAACGTTTAGATTTAGGTTATGATTTGTTTGATGCTATCATGACAGCTAGAGAAGCACAAGCAGAACGTATGGCATTGAAATGTTTAGAAAGCGGCAAGAACATAACAATCATAGGAAAAGCATATAAACCAGCAGTACCATATACAAACGGCAGTGCTAGTATGCTTGTAGGTCACTATATAGAAAAGCACGGTGGAACTGTTAACTATTTTGATGTCCATACAGGAGACTTAGATTTAAAGTCTGACTGGACTCATGTGTATCTTATTGGGTACTGGGAAGAATATGTCGAACATTTAGTATTGCCGCCGCACTCTACTGTAATAGATCCATGGAGAAAGATAACATCGGATCATCATACCGGTACAATCATACATTATGGTGATACCAGAAAAAAAAAGGTATAAACACAATCGGGCCAATGAGTGATGAGTGGTACGTTAGTATAAAACACTCATGTGAACTTGTTTGGCCAGAGCTAGAAAAATACGAAAACATAATTCACTACATATACGCCTCTACTCATCACACTTATACTATTCAATACAGACTACCTGAAGATATAGTAGAAGAAATCAGAGAGGCGTTGTCACGGGGCAAGAAGAAGTTTGTGTTCTATAATAGTCCCGAAACTATAATAGATTTATTAGTACACAAAATTCAAATGGTAGTAGAAATGATGCCGGATCTAGATTCTTCTGATTTTATTTTTACTACAGCCGCGCCCCATGGTCAAGAATGCTATGATAAGATGGCAGACAGATTAAATTGGACTAGAAGATTTACAGTGCTATCTGGAGATCACTTTGAACAAGTTGTCCAACATAGTATGAAGCCAATCATTCCCTATATAGGAATGTACGAAGTAAAAAAGAAAAAAAAGAAATTTCTTTGTTTCAATAAAGTCCATAGATTACACAGAGCCAAATTACTCGCTGACATGTATAAGGCAAATTTAGTACAAGAGGGTTATTATTCTTTTCAGGGAGGTAGTCCTGATTGGCTAGAACAATACAAAAATTATAAATTTGAGAATAGAGAAAATGATGATTTTGTAGATGTTCTAGTAGAACACGAAGATGAATTTCCATTAGTGTTAAACATAACGGAAGAAAGACATAACCCCATCGATCTACTTCCGGAAGATATAGACTACCACCGCGAAAGTTATTTCAGCATAATAACAGAAACTATATTCTACGGAAATCACAATGAAGGTATGACATTGTATAGAAATGAAGATACCTTGTTTATAAGCGAAAAAACCTACAAGGCGATAGCGTTCAAGCATCCATTTTTGATATTCGGGTGCCCCGGAACACTAGCTCACTTACACAAAGCTGGTTACAAGACGTTTCACCCATACATTGATGAACGGTATGACAGCGAACGGGATGACCAAAAGAGATACGATATGTTAGTATCCGAAATAAAAAGACTGTGTGCTATGTCAGAATCAGAGTGGTTGGACTGGCAAAACAATATAAAGATGACGATAGAACATAACTATATGGTTTTACGAAACAGACAATCATTCCATCAAACCAAAAACATTGATAAATTGTTTCAATGACGTTATACTATTAAATAGTAGAATAGGAGCAAAATTTGTACTCAGAATTTCAAAAATTGTCTAAAGAGGCAAAATTACCAGAAAAGCCATCAGAGGATATGGCAGATGCCCGTCACACACGGATGATGGAGGCAATAGCACCTTATGCTAAAACCAGTGTTCAAAAGAACGTAACTAACGTAGACCTTTCATACAAGCATAGAAATACTAAATTAATGTTGATTCTCATGCCCGAATGGGCACCAGAATTTCCACCGTTTAATATTGCTAGGTTAACCGCAGTAGCAAAGAGTGCCGGCTATGAAACATCAGCGTTAGACCTTAATGTCAAGGCATACCGTGCGTTGCGAAGCAAGGTTCAATCCAAAGAAATAGACTTTGATCCATGGGACGGCGCACGTGAGTGGAAGTGGCTAGAAAGCACATACTACACTGAAATTCACCCACACGTAGAACCTATCTTCCGCAAATACATCGAAGAAATTAAAAAGAATCCACCTGACGTAGTTGGCTTTAGTATGTATTATTGTAACGAAGCTCCGGTTACATGGATGGCAAAAGAATTAAAGAAAGAAATACCAGGTATTAAAATTGCCATCGGTGGTAGTAATATTCACAATCAAGTTATGCAGTTTCAAAATCGTGAAGAATTTGACTACGTAGTTAATGGTGAAGGTGAAGCACTTCTATTAGAAATCTTAGAAGAAATTGAATCAGGTAAAGTTTACGATACAACGCAGTTGAGATTCCAACCAGAAAGTCAGCGTATTAACTTGAACAATATGCCACTTCCTGACTATAGTTCATTTGACTTCAACGATTACAATTATCCTAACGGTGTATGTAGTGAACTAAGTCGTGGTTGTACCGCTAAATGTACATTCTGTGAAGAAACTCACTTCTGGAAATATCGTCAGCGCATGGCTACTGATATCTTGACGGAAGTTGAAACTCTATATTATGAGCGTGGCACTGATGTTTTTTGGTTCATTGATAGTTTAGTCAACGGTAACTTGAATGAGCTACGAGCCTTCTGTAAAGGCGTCATTGCTAAAGATTTGAAAATCAAGTGGACAGGTTATAGTCGTTGTGATGGTAGAATGGACTATGACTTTTACAAAGACTTAGCTGATTCAGGATGTTTGTTTTTAAACTATGGCGTTGAGTCGGGCTCACAAAAAGTACTAGATGACATGGTCAAGGGTGTGTCTATTGCTGAGATGGAACAGAACTTCCGTGATGGTAAGAAGACTGGAGTCATGGCATTCACAAACTGGATGGTAGGCTTCCCTACAGAAGAATATCAAGACTTTGCGGATACAATTACTTTCTTGTGGCGTAACAAAGACAACGGTATCATTAACATCGCTGCCGGTTTCGGATTTGGCTTGGGTATGACAAGTATTGTTGGTCAGAACCCTGCTAGATTCAATGTGTTGGATCACAAATACCTAGGCAATTGGATCACTAAAGATTTCAAATTATCAAAATTACACGTGTTGATGCGAATGAAGATGTTTGCTATCTTCCTTCAACAACTAGTAACTGAGTCTCATGTTGTAATACCTAACAGACCAAATCTTCCTAAATTCCACTACAAGATCGAATACAATGATCCTAATAAGTTGAATGACATTGAGTATGAACGATTCGATTATCATATCATCAAACCAAACATTGGTCCATTCGCTGATAACTTAATGAATGAAATGTTTGTGTTGTTTAGAATGCTGTGGCGCTGCCGTGGTGGGTTCAAAGCTACTGTCATATTTGATGAAGAATTAGATATGCGTGAGTGGGGAGACCGCAATGCCGGACCAATGAACAGCGAACATGTGTTTGAAATCGATGATGCTGGTAACTGGAAAGCTAAATTCTGGGTTCAGTTTAAGCAACCACCTAGAGACTTGAATCCAGATGATCCATTCGGTCCAAGAACTCCGTTCTTTGCTCAAGATTATTCTAGAACTAATTTGAACACTGCTACTCGTGCTAGAAAGTTTGCTAAACCATCATGGGGCGATGAAGGTCGTAATCATGAAGAATTTATGGCATTATTAGAAGAAGAAAGAATGTTGAACGAAACAATCGACTTCTCGTTTGAACATACTTGGGAAGGCGACGGCTACTGGGGAGACAGCAAGCAATATGAAATCGCAGTTCCTAACAAGAGTATTGCTGATTCAGATATCCCGACTAGTACTGCCCCTGAATTACCCGCCGAGGCAGTGGTTACATTTCATAGGACGAAACCATAATGTTTATTATCAGATTCTTTCAAAATTTAATTCGTGAGTATAAGTACCGCAAACGACTCAAAGAACTAAAGAAACGTGACCCGTTTATATATTAATGGATAACAAAGTACGTGAATTTGAACATGAGGTGTCTAATTTTTTTAGCGCACCTTATGCCATTGCCACTGATTGCTGTACACATGCTATTGAATTGTGTCTACGTTTAACTAAACACAATAATATAACGTGCCCGACCAACACCTATCTCAGTGTTCCTATGACTTTTGAGAAATTAGGATTGAACTGGGCATTCTTCCATCAATATTGGAAAGATTACTACTATATAGGCAATACTAATATCATTGACGCCGCAGTATATTGGAAAGAAGATGGATACATACCAAACACAATGATGTGCCTCAGCTTTCAGTTTAAAAAACATCTTAATATAGGTCGCGGTGGGATGATTCTATTAGATAATCCCGAGCAATATGAGCAATTATTGAAGATGCGATATGACGGCCGAGAAGATGATATACCGTGGGCAGACCAGGATATAAATACATTGGGATATCATTATTACATGACACCTGAAATGGCACAGATCGGCTTAGATAAACTAAAAGTTGCTAGAAATACTAAGCCCAAACTTTGGTCATGGGAGAATTATCCTGATATATCTAAAATGAAAGTGTTTAATGCTAAGTAAAAATGAGTGGGATCCGTTGAAGGCTGTCATAGTGGGGGTAGCAGACGATGCTACCATTCCTACTGTAGATGACAGCTTGCGTATGGTTAATTATGCTGACAAGAAAGATGTTAGTACTATACCTTCAGGTCCCTACCCTCAACAAGTTGTCGATGAAGCTAATGAAGATTTAGAAAGATTCGCATCTTTTCTAACGTCATGTGACGTAGAAGTAATGCGTCCTGATAAAAGAGTCAAGCCAGCTTACTATAACTACTGTCCGCGAGACACAGTTTTAGTTCACGATGACATGATATTGGCATCCCCTAATCCCATTTCTGCTAGGGCGAATGAGTACTTGGCTATGGTATCAGAGTTAAGTCATTTTGCTCCTGTAAAAGTAGCACAAACTAACCGTAATGGATTATACAACATTGAATGTTTAGGTAATCCTGACGTACTAGCATTAAACGAGACTAGTCCTTCATTTGATGCTGCCAACATTCTTAGAGATAATGACAATCTTTATTATCTAGTAAGTAATAGCGGCAATAAAAAAGGTGCTGAGTATCTACAAGAACTACATCCAACTAAAAAAGTATGGACTATTGAAGGTGTGTATAGTTATATGCACTTGGATAGTACTATTGCGTTGTTGCGTGAAGGATTGATGTTATTGAATCCATCACGAATCAAGTCAATAGAACAACTACCTAAGCCATTACGATCTTGGGATGTTATATGGGCACCTGAGCCAGTAGACATAGGACACCATCCAGGCTATTGTAATGCTAGCACATGGGTTAGTGTAAACTTGTTTAGTGTAAATCCTAACCTAGCGGTAGTAGAAGAACACCAAGTGCCACTACAAAAAGAGTTAGAAAAACACAACATACAAGTTGAAATGTTACCAATGAGACATGCTAGAACATTAGGTGGATGCTTTCATTGCGTTACATTAGATATTTTGAGAGACCACAAATAATGAATACAAGTAGAGAAAAATGGTCCAGGGGGTTTATTACTCCTTTCTGGCAAGATGATTATAAAACTTTCGAATATTTCAGAATGGCAGCCCCTGAATCAGATGTTGAAACATGGCGAGCCCGTGGATACACTAAGGATATAAATTTCACAGGCAAAGCATACGACAATACAAATCCAATGCCAGAATGGACTGACAGATTTAAGAATATTTTCCAGCTAACAAACATGTCGTTTACATTTTACAAAATGGAAACATTAGACATAATGCCGGTACACTATGACGCATTCCATCGTTACTTACAAATGAATGAATGTGAGTTTGACGATGTGCGTAGAGTATTGATTTTCCTAGAAGACTGGAAGCCAGGACATTACTTTGAAATTGCCGGGCAGAGTTTTACTAATTGGAAAGCCGGTGAGTGGTTTATGTGGCAAGGGGACGTACATCATTCAGCAGCCAACATAGGTTTAGAAGATAGGTATACATTACAAATAACAGGCATTGATTACGCCATCACTGATAACTGGCAACATCTACAGTGGATGAACTTTACTGATTTGCCTACAAAGAAAGAAGCGAAGTCAGCAAGGTTACAGGAACTTGATAAGTTAATAAACGGCAACAGAGGAATCCCTTATTACATATATTTTTACAATGGTCAAATTCATGACCTAGAGAAAATAGTACATAGTATGGAAGTAGCTGACCAATTGAATCGCACAGGTGTTGACATATATTTGTATGAACCTCTATGTAGTTATGACGAGATCGGGCAACCTTACTATCCTCCTATTGGAAACAAAATGAGTATGCAGTTCTATTCAGAATTCAGTGATGAAGTCTTAGAGCATAGAGCTAGATTCCGCGCAGTCGAATTAGATAGTATTGAAAAATATATAAGAAACAATCAGCTAACTAAAGTCAGAGTACACACATGTGATTTTGAAGTAGAAAAATATTATATATCTTACGAACATTTAATGGAAATTGATACGTTCGATTTGTTCTTACGGGCTTTTGATCCGTCTGAATTTGAACCATTAAATGATGGCGAGCCGACGAATCAGTTTACGAAGAAATTCGTGTGTATGAATTGGCGCTGGACTCCCCATCGACAATTAATTTCTGCCTATCTGGCAGCAAAAGATGACTCATATCTGTCTTGGTACTTTAAAACACCCGTACAAAATTTTATGACAGAGCCATGGTATAATCTAAAAGACATACGTGAACAAGATGAAATTTTCTATAGCATTCTTTTAAAAGGATTACGTATGCTAAAAGATAATGGACCTTTTTGTTTAGATTTTAAAGTTGATGAAGCAGTAACTATAGGTCACCCTTATTTTAGAGAAGTATTACCCAAGTCATCGATACAAGATTGTAAGCCTCAAGTAGGTCATGTGAAGATGGATGTAGTAAAGAAAATTTATAATGATGTTTTTTGTGACATCGTTACAGAGTCTAGATTCGCACAACCAACAGCAAACATTAGTGAAAAAACACTAAGGGCAATGTTCTACAAAAAACCATTTGTATTAGTAGGACCACCAAACTCATTAGCATACTTGCGTGAACTTGGTTTCAAAACATTCGGGGCAATTTGGGACGAAGGCTATGATACAATAGAAAACCACCAAGAACGCTTTTTCAAGATAATTGAAGTTATTAGTCATTTAGAATCAGAACCAATTGAAGTATTAAGAGAACGCTATGATTCTATCGTTGATGTACTAGAGCATAACAGAGCACACTTATTAAAATTTTTAGATAAAGATAGAGAATGAATTACATAGGTATTAGCGCAGGCTTTCATGATGCCGCCGTGAGTGTAGTCAATAATCAAGGTGATATATTATTTGCTAGTCATAGCGAACGATATAGTAAGAATAAGCACGACAAGTATTTGTGCTTGGACATTATCAAAGATGCTATACATTATTGTGACGATGAATGGGAAGTTCATTATTACGAAAAGCCATTGATGAAATATCTAAGACAATTGTGGGCAGGAGAAAAACCCTCATTGTCTAATCTTAGCGTAAAAGACATTATCGGCATGCCTTATATAAAAGAGTTAGGTGTTAGTAAAGTACATACTCATAATCATCATTTAAGTCATGCCGCGGCAGGCTTTCAAACTAGCCCGTACAATGATGCTACTGTAGTAGTCATTGATGCTATTGGTGAATTCGATACTATAACGATATGGCATGCTGAATACGACAAGTACGGTAAGGCACAGTATAAAAAGCTATGGAGTAAAAAATATCCAAATAGTATAGGACTGTTCTATTCGGCAATGACTAAACGAGTAGGATTAAGACCATTAGACGAAGAATATATTCTTATGGGTATGGCGGCATACGGTGAGCCCAAATACATCAAAGAAATGATGACATTAGTTTCAGATTCTGTTAATATAGAGTTTAATGAGAATCTACATATAGGTGTAGCAGATACATTCTTACCAAATGCTGATCCAATGGACATCGCAAGTAGCGCACAGCACTTAGTAGAATGGTTCATTAAAATGGTAATGGCTAAAGCAAGAGAAGTAGGTCACAGCAAAAACTTAGTTTACAGCGGTGGTGTTGCTTTGAATTGTTTAGCGAACAGACTATTAGGGAGTTACTTTGAAAATATTTGGATTATGCCTAACCCGGGTGATGCGGGAAGTAGTCTGGGAGCGGCTGCTCTTGGGTACGGTAAAAAACTTAATTGGGTTGATAGTTACCTCGGTCATGATATTAGCGGGGATTACCCTACCAATCGTATTCTTGATTGCTTGCTTACCGATAAAATTGTTGGTGTGGCTAGTGGAAGAGCTGAGTTCGGACCCAGAGCTTTGGGCCAGCGCAGTTTATTGGCAGACCCACGAGGACAAGAAATAAAGGATAAAGTTAATGAAATTAAACGTAGACAAAAATTTAGACCATTCGCCCCGGTTATTCTGGAGGAGTTGGCTGATACTTACTTTGATATGCCTACTGGTTGGAATAACAGTAGGTATATGCAAGTCATCAGTCGCTGTAGGGTTCCTGACTTATTTCCTGCTATCGTTCATCACGACGGGACTAGTCGTGTCCAGACAGTACCGAAAGATGGATCTGGAATACGAAGCCTCCTTGAAAAATGGTATGTTTTAACTGGCTGTCCAATGCTATTGAACACTAGTTTAAACATTCGCGGAGAACCAATGGTTAACGATAGAAACGATGCTGACAGATTTGAAAATCTCTACGGCATCAAAGTTTTATCATAAGTAATTTAATGTTAAGAGATGTATTTTATTTCGGCGAGAAGCCGAACGTTCACCCCCGAGAAAAACACGCCACTAGTCTATCTGACGCAAGAAGTCAAGCGACAACAGAACACTTCTGGATCATAAACGAATTTAGTGACTATCGAAATTTCGAATGGGATTTTGATTTTGAGTTTTTACCAGACGAAGATGTATGGGCAGAACAACACAACAATGTATGGCCAAGTCAACATCAAAAAGATAGTGGTACATGGCTGTGCCCCAAAGAGTACAGTAGCATAGTAATATATCGAACTGATGTAACTCCGGTTAAAAGAAAAAACATCAAAACATCTAACTGGGTACAACTTGATACTATAGATGAATCTAAGTTCGACTATAGCTGGCATCCCGATCCAAGTGATCCTCCCTACATATACAAATGGGGATGTAAGTTTTACCCGGCGCAGATAAAACATGTACTAGAGTACCACGCAGAAGGAGCTACTACTGTCAAGTACATGAACGAGACAGTTGAGTTACTATCTAATGAATACTGGTTAGAATACTATCCTGTTGACAAAGAACATTTCGATTACACATGGAGACCTGATCCATTAGATCCTCCCTACATATACGTATGGGGCAACAAACACGTAGATGGCAAAGTAGCTCCTACTATCGAGTATCACACACCGGGCGCAACAGAAAGAAAACATCTACCTGAGTTAGTACAGTTAGAATCTAACCCATCGAACTTTGTTCACAATGAAGATAGCTATGGTATAGATTACAGTTGGATACCCGATCCAACTAGCCCTCCTTATATCTATGTCTGGGGTAACCAATGGAACAAGCCAGAAGATAAAGTTAGCATACAATATATTGTCGAAGGCGCGACTGAATACAAGTACATGGAAGATCGTGCTATTCGTAAACCATGTTTAGATAATTGGTTAGTTCCTGACAATTTAGACACTAGTAAGTTTGATTTTAGTTGGGAGCCAAGTCCAGCAGAGCCGGCATTTATCTATGAATTCGGTACACAGCATCAGCAGACAGGTGGACCTAAGTACATCGTACCCGGAGCATCAAAAACTAAATTCATCGAAACACAAAAAGCAATAGCATTGCCTACGCAAACTAATTGGAAGTTGTTTGAAGATATTGATACTACTAAATTTGATTTTAGTTGGCATCCTGATGATACAGCGCCACCGTACATATATGTATGGGGTAACCAATGGAACAAGCCAGAAGATAAAACAAGTGTTCAATATATTGTTGAAGGTGCTACTGAATACAAGTACATGGAAGCACGTGCCGTGCGTAAGCCTTGTATGGATAACTGGATTCTTTCAGACAACTTAGATATCAGTAAGTTTGATTTTAGTTGGGAACCAAGTCCAGCAGAGCCGGCATTTATCTATGAATTCGGCACTCAATGGCAAAAGACAGGTGGACCTGTATATGTAGTTCAAGGAGCATCCAAGAAGAAATATATTGACATTCAAACAGCAATAGTGTTGCCTGATTCTAGTAATTACAGTGTATCTGAATCTGTAAAGGTAGCAGAGTTTGATTTCAGTTGGCACCCTGATGCCACAGAAGAACCATACATATATGTGTTCGGTAATCAATGGTATAATGGTATAACTATGCCTACGGTAAAGTATACAGTACCTGGAGCAACACAAATTAAATTTGTTGATACTGTAGTTGCCAAGTTAGCACCTGATATGACTAACTGGTCAGTGCCTGATAATCTAGATACTAGTAAGTTTGATTTTAGTTGGATACCGGATCCTAACGACCCGTTATACATATATCAATTCGGCACTCAATGGCAAAAGACAGGCGGACCTAAGTACGTAGTGCCATATGCCACTGAGATAAAGTATGTTGATGTTCAACGTGCTAAGATACTACCTAATAAAACAAACTGGTCTACTCCTTATAATATTGACCTACAAGATTTTGATTATAGCTGGCATCCAGACGCAACAGAAGAACCCTACATATATCAATTTGGCACTCAATGGCAGGATATAGGTGGACCGCGCTATACGGTACCGAACGCAACTGAAGTAAAATATATTCCTACTGATGTTATTCATGCCAAGTCAGCACCATCTATTGATAAGTGGATAGTCCCTGATGATATAGACAGGTCATTTGACTTTAGTTGGCATCCACACCCAGAGGACCCAGACTATATCTACCAATTCGGTACTCAATGGCAAAAGACAGGTGGACCTAAGTATATTAGTGATAAGAAATATATTGATTTGTTGCCTACTAAGTTTGTAGATGGCTCTATACTACGAGCTAAAAGATTACAGTCAACGACTAACTGGGAGATACCTGATAACATTGATTCGTCATTATTTGACTTCAGTTGGCATCCGGATGATACTGAGCCTCCCTACATTTATCAATTCGGTACTGTACTAGAAGAAATTCACTTGAAGGACGGTCCTAAGTATGTAACACCTGGAAACGACGGCGAGATAATATATGCTGAAAATATCTTGTTAGAAGATGCCGTTGCCCTACCCACTGTAGTACCTAAATATTATATCAAGACTACACTTGAAGATTTGTTAGCTGAACACAGTAAAGAAGTGTTCTGGGCATTGCGTGATAACATCGATTATTCAAATTTTGATTTTGACTGGGTGCCTACGAAAGAACAATCATATAACATAAACGTCTTTGGTAGTGCTGAAAGTGAATTAACACAGACTTATTTCGTTGATGCCAATAATTATTTCAATGGCTACACTGATAGAACTTATCTAGAGGATAAGAAGATTGAAGAAATGAACCTATCTGAGATGTTTATTAAACCAGATATGTTTTTTGTTGATAGGTCTAACCCCGAATCACAACATAGATATGAACAATTGAAACAACGTTTCCCGTCGTTACAAAAGACTAGGTTCTTGAATACATGGGTAGATACGATTACTAGATGTGCTAACCGTAGCTCTACTGAACTATGCTGGATACTTAACAGTGAACTAGATTACACTGACTTTGACTTTAATTATTACCCTAATCCATGGCAGATGAAAATGGTTCATGTATTCGGTACTCAATGGAGTCATTGGGGCTCTACGTTTATTATCAACCGAGATACTTTTGCTAAAGACACGAAATACATCAAAATAGTTGAGCATCTTTCAAATCTGAACTTTGTCAAAGATAGCAAGAAAAAAGCGAAGGCAGTAAATTGTTTGTACGATGTGTTTGTTATCGATTTTGGTAACAAAGAAATGTTTAAGGTTCTAAGAACACTACAACATAAGGTAGGCAATAGACCACTAGTGGATGTTGAATACGCAGGCAACTACCTTGATACTTTTAAGGAAATACTGAAACAGTTACCTGAGAAGAAAGAACATTACATATGGATTTGTTCGTCACTCTGTAATTATGATGCGTTTGACTTTGGATACATTTGTGATCCATTCACGTTAGATCAGTTACATGTATTCCCCAGTGACAATCAGCAATACGGTGATACCTTCTTAGTTAACGTAAACAAATTGCGTGAACTAGTCGACGGTATGCAGACACTAGAAGATTATAGCTGGTTAAACAACAAGATAAACTTCAACAAGCACATGCGTGTAGGTAGATATCCTGCTCCTGAAATAGTGTCACCCGGCGATACGCACACTTCAGGTATTGATATTGAGTTTGACTATCCTTATGTGGTAATGACTACACAAGATAATATCAACATTGACAAGATAGATTACGAACCAATGAGCATGTGGACTGAAGAAAGCAAAAGCATCATTGTGACTAGTACAGGTGGAACACGCATCATTGTCCCCAAAGAAGCAAAAGATGTAGTTAAGAAAGAACTGTATGATTATCCCTACATAACCAAGAGTTCTAAACTAAGCAAGTCCAAGCCACTAGACATAGTTTTCCTAAGCAACGGTGAAAAATGTGCTGACGAGAACTACGAACATTTGTTGAATGTGACTAGAGGACTGCCTAATCGTATCGTTAGAGTAGATGGTGTTAATGGGCGTGTACAAGCATATCATGCTGCCGCAGACGCAAGCAACACACCGTGGATGTTCACTGTATTTGCTAAGTTAAAAGTCAGTAACAAGTTTGATTGGAACTGGCAACCTGATCGATTACAAATCCCGAAACATTATGTATTCTACGCAAAGAATCCTGTGAATGATTTAGTATATGGTCACCAGGCTATGATTGCGTATAACAAGAAACTAACACTTGCTAACACAGGTAAAGGTCTTGACTTTACGCAGGACGATGAACACGAAGTTTTGGAATTAAACTCCGGAACTGCTATGTTTAACACTGATGAATGGAGTACATGGCGTACTAGCTTCCGTGAAGCGTTAAAGTTACGACACGATACTACTCAAATTAGTAAAGACAGACTAAACGCATGGTTAACAGTGGGTAACGGCGAGTTTGCCCAATATAGTTTAGATGGAGCCAAACATGCTGTAGAATACTATGAATCAGTCAATGGTGACTTTGATAAGTTGAAGTTGAGTTATGACTGGCCATGGTTAAGAGCGTATTTTGATTCAAGATATAAATAAGCTATGAGCTATGTTTTTTGGATAAGCATCGGAGTAGTGTGTGCGATAGCAATCTATTGGTTGATGGATTGGCAATCACATCACGAGGACGGTGAATGATTATTGCTGTATGAAGCAAAGAGAAAAGTGTTCTGGACGCGGGTTCGACTCCCGCCTGGTCCACCAAAAGAATTCTGAGTGTACCGTATTCGGGGAAGACCGTGCGGTGAAGGTGTTAAGCAGTAACAAGTGAACCTGTAACACTAGAGCGACACCTGCTCCTTAGACAGAATTCTTCTGATGGGCCAGTCATGGTTTCGACAGGGCAAAGAGTAACAGAGTGGACAGCACGGTAATGTGAAAACCGTAGGATTGGGGGAACCCGGTCGAAGAAGCAAAAAAATTAAATGCAAATGACGAAAGTTACGCATTGGCTGCTTGATTAAAGCATCCTGGGGTAAGACAGACCTCGCAACAGAACCTCAAAAAGGCACTTCGGTGCCTTTTTTCATATAAATATTCTCATGAGTGATTTCTTTTGTCCTGCGCCATGGCGCTCAATGTTTTATCATGTTAATAAAGCAGCCGTTTGTTGTATTAGTTCAAAACAGTTTGATATGTCACCTACTGAATTTTTGAATAGCGACTATTTACAAAATCTTAGACAGAAATTCCTAAATGGTGAATATGATGATACATGTTCGGGTTGTAAAAGATTAGAGAACGCTGGACTACAAAGTATAAGAAAGCATATGGTAGCATTGTATGGAGACAGTGCTACTATAGAAAACGTAGAACCTGTATTAGATTACATGGAGTTACGAACAAGTAACCTTTGTAATTTTCAATGTAAGATGTGTAACGCACAAAATAGTTCGTTGATAGCAGGGTCAGTCTCTAACATAACTGAGGATAACTTTCAGGAAATTTTAAAGTTGTCTGAAAATTTAAAGCATTTGGTTCTCACTGGTGGAGAACCCATGCTCATAAAACATTACTATGAGTTGTTAGATCATTTAGTCACATTGGGAAGAAACGATTTAAACTTGCGTATATACACAAACGCTAGTGTGTATAACCCAGTATTTGTTGAAAAGATTTTAAAGTTCAATACATCATTACATCTTAGTATTGATGCTGTGGGGCAGACAGCAGAGATACAACGAGAAGGAACTAACTGGCCAATTGTTAGCGAAAACATTAATAAGTTTTTAAAGTTACCAGTGAAGATTCAATTCCATACTACACTGACTACTATCGCTTTGGCTGATATTCATTCATTAGTCAAATATTTCGTAGATATTGCTGCCGAGCATCAAACTTGTACGTTCAACGTTCACACTGCTAACAAACCAGATCATATCTCGGTGTTCAACACTCCATTATCAGATATACCAAAAACAATAGAGAGTATTGACGAAGCACTATCGTTGTTACCCGAAACCAGATTCAAACAGTTGAAGAATCAATTGATTTCATGTAGAAACACTATTTCCAGAAAATTAGAATTAGTAAAATGATTTCCTTTTTTATTGTATTAGTAGAAACTCTGATATATACTAGTTCATGATCCGTAAGGATCATTTTTAAAGGAAAAATATGAAAAAAATCGCAATCGCATCTCTGTTAGCATTGAGTGCTATTACCGCATCAGCACAGACTACTGTTTATGGCAATCTACGTGCCTTCGTTAGTAGCAAGGACACAGGTGGTACTACAGTAAATAGTATGGTTAGTGACCAAAGTCGTTTGGGTATCACTACTACAGAACAGTTGGGCGGTGGTCTATCTGCTCGTGCCACACTAGAAACTAGTATAGCTGTTACTGATCCTAAGGCAGGTGATGACACTAAGTTCGGTGATCGTCAAGCAACAGTAGGTCTTGCTACCTCATCTAGTTCTATTGATGTAGGACGTAAGTTCAATAGTCATTATCTAGCATTGTCAGGTTCTGATTCATTTAGCGCATTATACGGTACCATTAATGGTGATATCCATAATTTGAGAACCATTCGTAGCGGTGACGCTGTGTTTGTCAGCACTAAACTAGGCCCAGTTTCTGTGTCAGCAGATCGCACATTGACCGCAGGTGTTACACCGGAAGCTACGTCTTATAGTTTGTCTACAGCATTGGGTCCAGTAACTGGTACAGTTGCTAGATTCACTCAAGGGGTTGAAACTAGTAATGTTGTAGCGTTGAGCACTAGTGTGTATGGTACACAATTTACCTATTCACATAGCAACAATGACGGAGCAACTGGATCAACTAAAGGTAACTTAGTAGGTGCAAAGCGCCAATTAGCTAACACACCTATTACGTTGAAGGCTGGTTATGGTACTAAGACCGGTGATGTTAAGGCATACAATATTGGTGCCGACTACGCATTGAGCCAACGTACTGGTATCAGTGTAGCATACAAAAACGTTGATGCCGCAACTGATGTTCGTCAAATTGGTATCGGTTTGACTCATAAATTCTAATTTTAGAAATTGGGTAAAAAGGCTCTTTACAGAGCCTTTTTTTTCGACTATACTATGTGTTCTTATGCGCTAGAGGCTAATTGGTATTGCAAGGGTCTCTAAAGCCCGAGAGAGCAGGTTCGATCCCTGTCTAGCGCACCATTTATCAACTTAATGTCAGGTAGTATTATGACAATTGAATCAGCATCGCAGTTTTTAGTAGGTAGCATCATGTACACTATAGGGTTTGTAGTTATCATCGCAGGTGTTACCTTTGTAAACAATATTTTAAGTAAATATTGGAAGCCAGTAAAGATTTGGATGCCGCACTATTTTCAAGAGCCGCAACGATTCGCTACAGAAGAAGAAATGGAAAAGATTACCCCAACTATGGATAAGAAATGATTGATTGTATTGTTCTCGGTGATAGCATCGCAGTTGGTACTCATACACAACGGTATGAATGTACTTCCTACGCGAAGGGAGGCATCAACAGTTGGCAATGGAACAAATTATATGCTGACAAAGATTTGACAGCAGGTACAGTTATCATTAGTCTTGGTACTAACGACCATAAGTTTGTAAAAACTGAACGTGAGTTGTTAGCAATGCGTGAACGAGTAAACAGTAAAAAAGTATTTTGGATTCTGCCAGTAGGCAATTCACCTGAAAGTGGTGTATCGCTAGAAGAAATTCAAAATACAATCAAGCGTATCGCTACTAAATACAACGACATTGTACTTCCAATTACGAGAGTACAATCAGACGGAATTCACCCAAGCTGGGCTGGATATAAAGAGTTAGCCACTCAAACAAAGGAGAAATAAAATGGCATAGATTGAATATCATTGTAAGGACATAGTGTTCCACTTTAACAAGGCACACTTAACAGACCAGACCATTCCCATGTGGGTCTTAAAATTTCATGGCGAAACATATTATGTGAATCATGTGGAATGCAACGTTCCATGGTCTACTAAAGAGACCCCTGATAATCCACATACTAAAGGCAGTATCAAAGTCAAAGACTGTTTACTACAGATTGACGAGAACAACGAAGCCAAAATCTCACCTATTACAGTAATAGACAAGTTCCGTCTACGTAATCAAAAGCTCGGTATCACCCGTGTCATGGTCAGTGAACGTAATTGGGGTGGAACTAAGTTACGTGACTTACTTAAAGAAAAGAAGATTAAACATGGACCTATCAAAAGTATCGGTGGCGCATGTACAACTACTTTCTATGTGACTGATATCTACAATGAGAGTGATGTAACTTACCTCGCATTAATGTTGACAGATACAGACTTTAGAAAACTCATGCCTAACGAAGGATACTATAGGATGTATGACGACCCAAAGTATCAAGGGACCAGCGATATCGATTTGGATGCAATTGACTGGTCCGATGATGACGAGGATGACCAATAAACTTTCTTTTTACACTAGCCTATTCTACAATAAATACATTGCTAGATAGGCTAGCAATCTAACAGACTTTAACCAATATGCTCTTAGTCTGTGAGCAGTAAAAGGAAAATATGATGTATCAATCAAAGCTCGTGGCGAGCCTAAAAGCCAATGGTAAAATTCTCCGCGAATTTAAAGACACAGTTTATATTCCATTCGGTAGCGAATATAGCTTCTTACTCAAAAACCTCAACACAACCCGAGCACTAGTCAACGTCTTTATCGACGGTGAAGATATGACACCCGGTGGTCTGGTTCTTAACGCAGGTCAAGAAGTAGATTTAGAGCGTAGCATCAAGGGTGGTAATCTAACAGAAGGCAATCGTTTCAAGTTCATTGAGCGAACTGGTGCGATTGAAAACGGACCACGTGGAATCAAATTGGAGGACGGACTTGTCCGTATCGAATTTCAATTTGAGAAACCACCAATGCGAGTTACAGAACTACCTGATTGGCAACGCAAATCTATATTCGGTCCCATGTACGGGAACCACGGTGGTATCGTTGGAAGTATCAATACGAGTGAGTACCCGGGAGTCACAGACAAGTTCAGTCTCCAGTCAAGTGGTTGGACACCCACTAGTGGCACTTATAGTCAAGTGAATGTCAATGGCGCATTGCGCGGCGTTGATTGGAGCAAGAACGGAGAAGTTACCGCACAAGCCGCAAGTGCCTCAATAGATAAGTATTGTGCTGACAACGGCATCATCAATCAGATTGACTTGCATGACGGTATGGCTACTATGGATTCATACGTACCAAAGAACGATGTTGGTATCACTGTGCCCGGCAGTAAGTCTACACAGAAGTTCACGACAACTTACATGAATGCTATGGAACCCGAAAAGCATACAATCGTGTTGAAGTTGCTAGGTGAGACTGAGGACAACAAGCCTGTACTAAAGCCTGTCACTACAAAGCACAAGCCCAAGTGCGTTACATGTGGTAAGCAAAACAAAGCGACTGCTAAATTTTGTACAGAGTGTGGCACTGCGTTAGAAATCTTTGCTTGATATAAATACCCGAGTATGATATAATCTCGGGTATGAAAATCGAACGAGCAATTGATTGGGATAAAGTTAGTGATGACTTACGTAGCCAGTTGGGAACGATTGGCTACAACCCTGACCTACGTAGAATGTTTTCAAACATAGGTTCTATGGTGTCAGAATTGAGTAAGTTAGAAGTAACTTTCCGTAGAACACAAAAGTACTCAATGCTTGACGATAAAGTTGCTGAGATAAACAAAGCAATAGATCACCTCGAAAAACTGATACTCATGGCTAAACTAATGAGTTGACAACAACTGCCCATTATGTTATACTATGGGTATGAAAACAGTTACAGAACACCTCAAAGACAGACACCTCAATCTTGAGTTGCATCGTCCTATGGTGGACGAGGTTGAGCGTGTCGCTACATTCTTCCTGTACAATCTGAGTGGTCAAGTTGTTGGCTACCAACAATACAGGCCCGAGGGCGAAAAGAAGCCCCAAAACAATCCCAAGCAAGGCAAGTACTTCACTTACAGAAAACAACCTACCCTCGCAGTTTGGGGTGTTGAGAGTTTACACCTGACCCCTAATGTTGTTTTTGTGTGTGAAGGTGTGTTCGATGCCGCACGATTGACAGCCAAGGGTGTCAGTGCTCTGGCTGTATTGAGTAACAATACCGGTAAAGACTTGAGTAACTGGCTTAGTATGTTGAACCGCAAAGTTGTCGCTGTGTGTGACAATGATGATGCTGGTCGAAAACTTGCCAAGTTCGGTGATGTTGCTGTATTCTGTGAAGACCACGACTTGGGTGATTCTAGTGATGAATTTGTTAACTCTTTAGTACTCAAATTTGTCAGTTGACAATAAATCATTTTGGTTATATAATACAAACTATTGAGCAACGGAGTTTATTGTGGAAATCAAAATTGAAGCTAGTCGCCGCAACAAAAAATTTATTGAGGCACTATTGCCCTCGATGATTCGACAACTCAAATTGGAAAGTAGTAAAAGAGTATTACTTATTCGTGTTGCGGACGAATGCGGGGATAATCAGGGCACGACACTTGACTTAGGTGTCAACCTCGGTATCGTTGTCGTCATTAAGCCCCGCAAGAATCTCAAGGACGTTGGGTTGACCCTCGCACACGAAATGGTTCACGTAAAACAATTGGCTAAAGGTCAATTGAAAACTCGCAAGACCGGATCATACATTTGGGCGGGAAAGCGTTACAGCAAAAAAACTGAATACTTGAGTATGCCCTGGGAAATTGAAGCATTTAGTAAACAAGAACTTATTCTTCGCCGAGCATTTGAAGAATAAAAAGGTTGACGATAAATGTATTTGGGCATATAATACATGTATTGATTGATTAAAGGAGCACTGAATGTCTAACAAAGAATGGATGGTAGCAGTTTACAAAGCAGACAAGCGTTGTAAAGCTGGCGAACGTTTTGTTGCTAAATATCCGTTCTCGGGTATGGATCGTGCTGGTGTTGAGCGTGAACTGCGTGAACTGACCATGCAACTGTATCCCAAGAAGGATGGTTGGCGCTTTGATGTTCAGGAACGTTATATGACAGTCAAGAACTACATGACCGGCAAGGATGTTCAGATCGAGGCTGACACCCCTTGGTGTTGTAACCCTGCTAGCGAATCTTATTGGTCAATGTAATTTGACAATAAATCCAAACTCTGATACAATACTTGTATTGACACTGAAATCAAGGACAAACAAATGGCACTGACTCCCCTGACCGAACGTCAAAAAGCACTGATTGTTTCCAATGTCGTTAAGGCATGCCGAAACATCAATTCTCTGAACAACACCGGCTACAAGT